CACTGGATATCGTCCAGTCCCGATCCTTCTGTAACGGCGTAAGCGAGTATCACGATCAGATAGTAAAACTGGTGAAAAAGAATATAAATCTGATTCGTCGTAAAATGATTGCATAAATAAAGTAAACAATGAGGTACGCATTAAGAAAGCAGGATAAGATTGCGGCTGCAATAGGTGATGATTATTTGAAAAATCATATCCTCAAAAGTCTTGATAGTTTCTTCCGAAAGAGCAATGATGAATGTATAATCAGTTCTGTTGAATTGGACACCTATCAAACCGAATCAGGAGAAAGTTATGCCGTGTTAAGAGTTAATGACCTTGCAGATGATAACGCAATGTTGGAGTTTGCGGTAATTGGGAAAGAGTTCGATGTTTTAAAACTTGCCTTTTTAGGCAGAATGAAAGGATAGAACAATGAAAATAAGCAAGAAAGTTCTCAAGGGGATTAAGTCAGAGGCACTTCGATTGAAACAGATATACGAAGCCCCGAACCCCGAAGTTGATAAAATTATTTCCGAATTACGTGAGGAAGCAAAGGGGAAGCCGGAAAACATGAGCAAGGATGAAGAAATTGCCTACATCCTCGGAAATGCTGACGAAAGGCATTGCAGCGAATGTGTACACTACGAGGCTTGCCCGAACTGTCAGATGTACTGCAAAGCTCTGCAACGGAGAATAACAGCAAGGAAATCTGCCAAGAACTGCAAGTATTACAAATCATTTATCAAGGAGGTAAAGAAATGACAAAAATAAAATTGAATTGGGCATACGCAAAAGGCGAATTTGACACCGATACATTGAAACTGATATGTATTCCGGCAAGAGGGAAGCGTGTGTTGGGTCCCGATGAATTGGACGCGGAACTTTGTATCAAAGATGGCATGAACTACCAAATAGCAGAAATCCATTTAGGTGACGTAGAAAGTTCCAATGTTCTTTGTAAGGAGATAGCAAGGCGATGGAATGAGTTTAATTCACGGACTAATATTAACTCAGTATGGCATGATGTGAAAGAATGCCCGGAAAGGAAAAGGGAATATCTTACTCAATGTAAGAATGACAGATTTAACGTAATCTCTGATTCAATGGATTGGGATAATTTTTATAAAAAAGCCGAAATTATCCGTTGGGCATACATTGAAGATTTGATACCGAAAGGAGGCAAGGAATGATTAAGATAATACTTCAAATGGCCTGTTCTCTCTTATTTATATTCGCACTTACTCAGGCGTATCAATCCAATTTAAGCCGTTTCATATATCGTTTGCTTATCCATATTAAGGCTAAAATGAAAGCAGATCGAGATAAAGCCAAATTAGAGGCATATCATAAGCAATGCCCTTGCTGGAACAGTCACAACGATAGTTGCTATGATGATAATTGCCCTTGTGATAGAGATTGTGAATATATGAAAAGTTTCAATTTAAAAAAAAGTGAATCATGAGCGAACAAAATAAGCAATGTCCTGAATTTCCATTTTTTGGTGCATCTTATTCAGATGCTCGTTGTATCAATGGATATCTATGGGATTTGGATAAATGTGACGAAAACGGGAATTTATATGGAGTGGGCGATATTCCTTGCCCATTCTGCAATACCGAGAAATTTATTGAGTATGATCCGTTTTCAAAAGAAGATGAATTTTATGAAGGTATTGAGAATGAAGAAAAAGCTAAAGAAAAATCCCGCGAATGGTATTTGAATTGGATTAACTATATGCGAGAACAAATTAAATAATAAATAGAAATGAAGATAGTAACAATCATGTGCCTGCTGGCCATGCTCGCCGGATGCACACCGCAGAAAGTGGTAATTACAAGTAAGCCAAACCGGTTTGTAAAACAGTTTCAACAAGCGGATTCCGCATTTAACAAGCAATACGGAAAGGAGGAAGGTTATGGGAAATTATTATGATAAAGATAGTGTATATCATATAGTGCCAAATGAAGAGGCTTTAGATAGAGGTCCTTATGCCTGGAAAGGCTCATCTACTAAAGAGGGAAATAACCGAAAAGCTATTGCCAAGCGGAGAAAGAAAAACAAGAATAAGAAAACTCATAGATAAATAGAACTGAGTCGGAATAGCTCAAATCACGAAAGATATTAATTTAACAAAAGAAAAAATGGAAAGAGATGATATTGAAAAAGCAGCAAAGCATTATCAAGAAAAAGATCATGATATCTGGACAGGTAAAGGCATGGCAACAGAATTACAAAAAGCCTTCATAACAGGTGCAGAATGGCGCATCAACAGCGTGTGGCATGATGCTACAAACGAGAAAGCAGAAAACAAACCGGCATTGATAGAATACACACATAGGGATGGCAGTTGTGGACATTTGGTCGTACCCAACCCGCAGGAAGTGAAAGAGGCAATCGATCGTTGGGCATACATCGAAGATTTGATACCTAATAAGGAGGACTGAATTATGAAAAGGTTGATTGACGCAATTATAAAGAAATGGTTCTGTTGCCACGAATGGGAATTGATGTGCGAAAGATGGGTAAAATACAATGATACTGATGGAAATGAAAAGGTGTATACCGTGAGACATTATTTCTGTAAAAAGTGCGGAAAATATAAACGAATTGAAGGACATTGAATTATGGATAAGATAAAATGTATCACTTTCGATCCGGCAGCACAGGAGGCTTTGCCAGATCATATTAAGGCTAAAATGAAAGCTGCTCGAGCCAAAGCCAGATTAGAAGCATATCATAAGCAATGTCCTTGTTGGAACAGTCACAACGATAGTTGCTATGATGATAATTGCCCTTGTGATAGAGATTGTGAGTATATGAAAAGTATCAATTTAAAAATAAAAGATTTGAACGAAAGTGAAAGAAAAAGAAATCAAACAGAGACTTCTTGATGAGATATCTGGATGGTTTTGCGAATCTTATTGTTTGTATTACGGCGACAAAGACTATTGCAACACTTGTCCTATCAAGGAAGAAAAGTACTGGCTTGTACGTCCCAAACCTACCGGGGCAGAGAAACGGATAAAAGAAATCCAGTTCTGTGATAACTGCGTACATTTCTGCCCGATAGAAGAAGGAGAGGAAAACAAACCCAACGAGGAACTATGCAAGTTTAAACGTCCGTTGCGCTTTCGTCTTGGAATAGATGACTATACCGGTGATGACACCGGATTCTTTTGTCCGGGATGTAAAAACTTCAAAAAGAAATTTAGCCTATGATACCCTACAAAACCAGCCGGGATTACTCCCGACTAAAACAACTACTTGATGAAGGAATGGGAATCGTGTGCTTCTCATTGAAAAGTCGGGAATGTGCGCTTGCGAAAAAGCAAACATTCTGCGATGGACAAATGTTCGCCTACTACTTCGGCCGTTTCCATATCTTCAACCATGATTTAGAAATAGCTACATTCGAGAAATTTTGTGATCTATACAACGTCGAGTTTATTGAACCGAATAAACAGATTTAAAGAATCCTTATAAATATACGAATTTACAGTAGACACATCAGCCTCCTTAGCCGGCAGACTTTCTCGTTGAAGTTGACCGGCTCGAAGTCAAGGGAGTCAACCAGGCGGTCAATCTCGCGTCTGGCTGACTCCCTCTTTAATTTTCTTATTTCTTTTTTATTCGCTTTACACATAGCTTTTCCCGTTTATGTTTGCGGCAGTCACATATAAACAACTGCACATCCTCGTACAACATCCTGCCTAAATAACCGGCCAAATACGCTACTTCTTCACCTCCTATAGGCATTTTAAATGCCGTAGCTATATGATCCTCCAAATGGCGGCATTCGTGCTTTAGGGAGTTTAAAAACTCTTCCGGGGACGAAGTCTTGCTTATGACCATTACAGATTTCCGTAGCTTGTAATTGGAGTACGTGACACCGGTATCAAGTTTGCATGACACCAAATTATTGTAAGCCTCTCTTGCCTTGTCTTTCGGACAATCTATTGATTTCAACAAACCTATGACCTCTTCCGTATAATAGCAGGTGACACGATAAAATATATGCACCTGCCAATCGTACTTCTTTATGTATAGGTCTCTTCTTATCATATTTACATCATTTCATCCCAAATAATAGGCGTTCCAGAACCGATGCAATCAGCGTAGAAACGAGTAAATACAATACCATCGTAAGCGTCCGGATCGTCGCAAACGTTCTTCACGTATAAAGCAGCATATTGATCATGGGGAATGGAGGAACCAAGAAAATCAGCCTTGCACATATTGGCTACATACACATAGTCATAGCCGCCTTTCTTCTTTACATCGACGTTATATTTTTTAAGCATTTCGTCGATCTGCTCTTTTGTCCAGGGCTGTACCTTTATTTTCTTGCCAGTTCCATCTTCTTTTTCCATCATGGAAATAGCCCAATCACACATAGCCTTAGAAAAATGCCAGCCATATGCGCTTAAATAAGCTTTCATCCCCGAAGGAAAATCATCGTACATATCTAATCTCATATCTTTACTTTTTAAGAAGGGGCACAATGTCCCCTTCTGATTTAACGTCTGCGTCTGCGGTATTCCCCGGCATACCGTCCGGTTCCTCTCACGCCGCGCCTTTCACCGAAACCTTCTCCACCGCGTCTCCACATATCGCGGAATTCATCGTCGTCGTCATCGTCATCGTCTCGGAATCCCATACCGCCTTCCATTGCTTTTCTCTTGCCTTCCTTGCAACCAAGTTTATAGGCTTCTTCTATCGCTTCCATCAAGTCTTCATCTTCATAAGCATCGAACTCTCTGAAAAGCTCTTCAAGTTTTCTATTTGATCCCATAATTATTATTTTTTAGTTGTTTCCTTAACTCCAAGCTGTTGCATCAATTGCTTGTTTAGCTCCATAAGTTCAGACATGTTCTTGCTCATATCAGACATCTGGGCCTTAAGGGTGTTGATTTCCTGTTCTTGACGTTGCTTTTCTGCAAATTCAGGATTGATCATTGTCAACATCTCATCGCAGGATGCTATCACGCTGAGGTCATAGTCCCGACTGTTAACCCTATCCAATCTTTTTTGTTTTATCATGGATATTTCATTGTTCATCGCATCGCGGGAACATGAGACAACAAGATTCCCGTTTTGCCCAAAGTCGGCTATATCACTACCGGAGGGAAGATTCTGAAACGTCGTGTTCTGACCATTAATATTAGCCACGACATCTACGACCATCTCCATCTGAGGTATCTGCCCCATAGGAGCGGGCATAGGATATTTAGGCTTGGGTGCAGAAACGCTTACCACAGAACCAATCTCTATGAAATGTTTGGCTTCCTTATGAAGAATATACAACTGATTATTTACTCGAAGATTCTGAAACATGATTGTTTGATTTTAAAGGAGTGTGGTTTTTGCAATTTTTACAACAACCACAGAACTCCATGTTAATTACTACTTGCTTCGCAAAGAAGCCGTTTCTGCTGTAGGAGCCGGAGTCGTTGTCGGTCTATATCCACCACTAACAAGATACAATTCGTTCGTGTATTTGTTGTAATGGATCTCATAGATACCCGGACCGGCAAGGTTCTCTACTCGCACAGGCACATCGCCGTAAGCCATCAACGGTCTCGTGTCCCCGTTCGTCCCTATCAGAATGGGCAGTGTTGCTGTTGTTCCAGCCGGGATAGCTTGACGGAGATTGACATAGAAACCGCCTACATAATCCCGGTTACGAAACGCATGGTTCGGAAGCTCTAATGTCACGTTCTCCGTCCCTACCGTCACAGCCACCGTTGGCAAGGTGTTAAAGTTTGCCCTGCCAAGTGAAGGGAACGGAAAAGGAAATCCTGTAAAAAAGTTAGGCCACATAATTACCTCCTTTCTTACCCGGATCAACCCCAGTAGTTATTGCAACCACATCCGTAACCGCCGCGAGCATAAGCCGCATCACCTGCATAGGCACCGAAAGCGGCCGCACGATAGGTTTCCGGGTTATACACCTGCAACTGTGGATAAGGAACGGATACCGTTGGAGGCATCTTGCACTTGATGCCGTCTACATCACTTTGCAATGCCTGCAAGCCGGCTACCAACGGCGCGATCTGCTGACCGAAGTTGCTCAAGATTGTCGCATTCTGATTACGCTGAGAGATTTCCCCCTCCAAAACTGCAATTCTTGCATCCCTTGCAGCAAGGGCTTCCTGCTGACGGCGTGCCTCTGCGGCATCCATCTTGGCTACAATAGCCTGAAATCCTTCACGGTAAGCGTCCGACAAAGAACGAGTATTCCCTTCCATTGTACGTGTAAGCGTATTCATGTTTTCGCAACTCGCTAAGCGACTTTCATACCCCTGCCGTTCAATCGCAGTCTGCGTTTTGCAGCAACAATCGGCTAATTGAGCAGAGATAGATTGATTGCCCTGCATAATTGCAGTAATGATACTGTTGGTATTCTGTCCCATCTGATTGCCTAGACCGCATATAGCCTGAGATACAGAGTTAATACCAGCAAGGATTTGGTCTGAAGATAAATTCAACGCCTGGGCAAGTGATGCGATGTCCACACCGTTGCGATTAAGCATTTGCATAATCATGTCTCTTCCTTCATTGGCACCCTGATTGTTGTTTCCTCCAAAACCGAAGTTGCCGTTGCCAAAGATGGCAGCAATCACAATCAACGCAATAATGTCCTGAAAACCGCCGTTGTTCCCGAAGAAACCACCGTTACCGCCTCCACCGTTCATTAATCCCATGAGGTAACCTGTGTCAATACCCCTGTTCTGCAAAGACGGAAGGATTGATGCAAGCAAGCCGTTACTCGCTCCACCTGCCCCGTCTTGATTAAATACATAAGTTTTTTCCATTGTATTTTAAATCTTAGTTACGGTCAATATCAACCGCATCGCAAATGTCGCAAAACAGTAATTGTATTGAATGGTAGAATGTTGTAGGCTTGTTGTAAAGTTGTTGTTAAACTGTCTGATTTTTTTTACTTGTTCCCTTATCTTTTCAGTATTAGCCTCCTAGAAAAACTATGCAATGTTTCTTCATAACAAATAATGTTATCTTAATTTACAAACTCCTTAATGGCATACCAAGCGACTCACGTATATTCTTAACTATAACCTTTAGCAAATAATTTCTGCGTATTCTGTCAGGGTAGATATTTTTCAACTTGTTGATCGATTGCTGCGTAAATCCGGTAAACGACGATATTTGAGATTCACTGAATTTATATTCAGATAGTATAACAACCATGATACCGCGTGAATCAACAATATCACTTCGTTTACACTTTGACAGTATCAGGTCTTCTGATACTTCTGTCTCTTTAGAGACAATTCTTAATATTTTGGCAAAGATTTCAGATTTACACATAATGTTTGAATTTTAGTTATATCTTTGCCTTCGCTACATAAAACTTATCGCACATAATGCAACAAAAGCATAGACATTCATGTTGAAGATATTAAGTCCCCAACGTGCGAGTGTCTATGCTTGTGTATCAGTTTTATGTAGCAGTTAAACGTGATACGTTGGGGGCTTTTATTTTACTTCCCAGCCCCATAGGAAGAGACTATGAACAAAAGTCTACTTACCAAATTCTATAATATAGGCCAACTCCTATATACGGAGAAAAGCCATTCTTGCCTATTCCATATCCACCTATTACCCCTAATCCCCAGCGACGGTCTTTCTGGTGTACAATCTCTCGTTTATGGTAGATTATCATAGAGTCGAGATTAGGTCTATAACCACTAACTACCGCCCGGTACAAATCTGTCTCATAAACCTTTCTCTGGATTGGTAACGGGATATAAATCGTGTCAAGTTCCTTTACCGTGTCACCCTTCTGATAAACTAAAATCGGGTAAGGTAGCTCGATTTCCTCTACATCAAGAATGTAAGAAGGTTCGGGAACAGGTTTGTTGATCGTGTCTGTTTCCTTGACTACCTCTATTTGCTTTTCTACCGAATACCTTCCGGCAAAGAAACAAGCAAAACAAAGAGCTAAAACTGATATGGCATACCAGGCTTTCATTTCTTGATGATGATCTGTTTTCTTTGTTCTCCTTCTAGCTTTAGCGAAACATGAAGGAAGTTATTTTTACGGTACAAGATGGCCTGATCGAACGGCAAACCGGAATCTTTCAATACTTCCAATAAATCACCGGCCTTTCCATCAATACTCAAATCGGCTGCTTCCCCTTTTTGATGTTGAGATGTAGGGACACCCCCCACTGCCGCATTCAACTCTGGGCATCTGTAGCCTGAATTAATGGAGATAGGCTTACCGATAGCATCCCGTAATGGTTGTAGCAATTTTGCACACAGATTGGTGATAGCCAGTTTCTCACGCGATCCCGGATCATTCTTTATTCCTTTTGTAATAGCAGTATTGCTATGCACAAATTCTTCCAATGTAAAATTATCAGTTATATTCATACGCTTATATAATCAACTAACAATATATTAAAACTCACTGGGTGGCTCTCGATCTGGACATCCATGTTTATTACATTTCCGAAAATCAAGAGCACTATTCCTAATTATCAATTCCGTATTCTTTTCAGTTAGCTCACGGATACGCTGACGCAATTCTTCTATTTTTGCATACAAAGTATCTATTTTAGTATCCAATTCACCCACTCTTTTTTCCTTTTTCTCGTATAATTCTTTCCATTCATCAGCATACTGAGTAATGTTATCCGCTTCTGCTTTTTTAGCTTCTGCGGCAGCCTTACGTTTTCGAGATTCATAAAACATGAATGCTCCAATTAACGGCAGGCCCGCTGCGCTGATAAATGATCCTATCAACTGGACTATTTCTTGCATTTCCATCATTTAAAGTAAAAATAATATGCCTAAATAAGTGGATAATAAGGCTGCTATCTCAATCCAGAACATCGGCTTGCTCTGGTAGAACTTATACCAAAATGTGCCCTCTTTTTCTTTGGCAATGCTTAATGCAGTATAACTTACATAAGCAAGCCATACAAACAACATAGGCCAGAAGTTTAAAGTCGCCCATATCTGAGAGAATAATATTGCCATCGTCGCACCGGCTATATGTCCCCGATGTTGGAATTTATCCGCTTTGTAATTTGGGAAGCACCCGACAACGATCATCCCGGCCAACGCCAAGTAAGCGAGAAACTCCGTCCCCGGTTTACTGACTTCTAAGATCGCTGGCATTAACACCATAGGACAAGCCCACATTGTAAAACGGAACCATCCTTTATGTTCAATTGCATAGAAAGTAGCACTGATGGAATAAGGTACACCCTTAGTCTTTACACACACGGCAGCCGTGTAGGCCGCAATAACAAGCATTGAAATAATCGTCAAAATAGTTATCATACCAATCTTACATTTATGTTAATCAATTCTTTCAAATGGGCATATACCGGATTAATCGTACCATAAAAGCAGTAATATTTCTTCCTTACGCCGTCTTCCATTTCCGTGTAATACTTTTCCTGTTCAAGCGTCATGCCTGGCGCATAGAGTTTGGGATCGTATTCAGTGCCTTTGTGATTTTCGTCCATGCGCTCATAAAGGGCAGCCGTATCTACCGAAGGAGGATATATTTCGAGAACCGGATTTATCGGTTGCCGGACTTTCCATAACCAGTCATCGTTAATTACCCGGTTGCCGGTATCCAACTTCCCGTTAATAAATTCTTTCCATTCCGCATGTGCGTATTTGGCACCAATCGCTTCATCATCCGTCAGTGACATTGCAGACACGGATTTACGGGTGATACGGGATAACTGCTTCTCAGAATCGTGCGTTTCCGTGTAGTTTACGGCTTCCTGTAATTCGGCTGTTGTCCTATGGATTACATCGGGATAGCCTGTCACCTCAATCACTTCTACATCTTCCACTGTCTCGGCTGCTTCAATATCAGAGAGAAACTTTTCTGATAGACCTATACAGATATCATTGTAGTCTGCCATCTCATTGAGAGCTTCCAATAACAGAGCTGATTTATACGAATTTCCGTTTACTTCAACCGTATCTTTTCGGGCACACTGGTCTTTTAGAGACAAACGGTCGTATGTATACACATCGTTGTCCTCTATGTAATAGTGCCGGTAGTCGGTGTTGTAGACTTCCTGACGTTTCAAGTCTTTTGCGGCTTGAAGTTTTTCTTCCGGTGTCGGTTCGGGAATAGGCGTCAATTGCATATTGAACACTTCTTCTACGGATGCACCTTCGTTTGCCTCTTTAAAGGCAATCTGTTCTTCTGTCAGCAAAACGTACTTTCCTGCAACATAATCTTCCCATGTTGTGCCGATATCGTTGTTTGCTGTATCGAGCTTTTCCGGCATTGTGACATATATGTTTGCTGCGTCTTTTTGTATGTATATATATTTACTCATATCACTTATATTTGTTTTTATTCTTCGTAAGCCCAGTATCGGATCAGGACAGTGCCATCACCGCCGTCACCTTCTGATCCACCACCACCACCATAACCACCGCCACCATTTACTCCACTTCCTTTACCTTCTGTATAGTCAGATACTCCTGCTTTTCCATATATTTCACCACCACCACCTCCACCACCAGCAGCATTCCGTTTACCTGAAGATTCCCCAAAATCTCGAGTCGTATGACCTTGTCCTATACCTCCTTCATGAGCGCTGCCGTTTGATCCATTACCACCATCCGAACCGCCATTACCTCCTATAGAACCTCCTCCACCGCTACCTGAACCGCCATCTGAATGCCATGGACTATTTTCGTATCCATACATACTCCCTCCATAAGCTCTATAATTCGAGTTTAGAAATTGCGAGTATCCACCATCATTAGGTGGAGTACTATTAGAACTTCTACTACTTCCTTTGCCAACTATTATTGAAATTAACTGACCCGGTATAACAGGGATAGCATCACCATCTCTCCATCCGGATGTATCTTTTTTAAAGGTTTTTGTATATCCTCCAGCTCCTCCTGTATCTGTATATCCTCTATTGCCTCCGCACCCACCACCGACAAGAAACACATCAACCTCCGTACATCCAGGTGGAACCGTCCATGTGTAATTTCCTGCCGGATAAAACCGCTTCTGAAAGAATACTAACTTCTTACTTCCTATCGTCCTTCTTCTCAACATATCAATCCTTCTCTTTAACGGTTATTGAATACATGACACCACTCGTAGCGATCTTCAAAATGGACATCTCGAAAGGCACGCCGGAAGTAGTGGTAATAGAACTACCGGACATTGATCTAAAACTGCCAGTAGTAGGGATGGGCTGCGTAAAAGAAGCGGTAGGATTACAATCAAGATATATCTCTTCGCCTACATTCAATGCCCTTGCAGACTCATTTATCGACAGGTTTGAAGCGGAGGATAGGGTAGCCTTAACCAACCTCTTGCTTGTCGGTATATTCACAAGAGTGGTGACAGCATTACTCCCTGTGCCGAAATTTACTATATCATCCACCCTCTTCTTGTCCTCCGCCGACATATACCCCGCTGTGGCGGAGGTGGCGGTAGGGGGAGTGAGGTATTCACCGTTGTCGGAGAGGTATTTTGTACCGGAGCCAGTATTTTGTAAACTTTGTCGATTAGATACCAAAGTATAGGTCTTGTCACTCTTATTAATAATTATGGCTATTATTGTCAACCATATAGAACGATTACTGGGGTCTACCGCTAAAATATTTGTTGTAATACCATATATTTCAGTAGAATTATTAATTGTTATCGGGCCAAATCCATCAGGGTTAGTCTCAATTCTTGCTGTTGTTATTCCTTTATTTACTGCATCAACTACCTTTTGATAATTTTCATCTGACAATGTACCATTCTCCTCTGGGAATAAAGTTGCAACATCCAGATACTGATTGCTCGCCACTATCTCCGACCACGCCCCATTGTTACGCCCGTAGGTTTTTCCGTCTTTTGGAGCATCTACCGTAATAGCCGCATCTTCTCCTGCTGGGCCTTGCGGACCTTCTGGACCTCGATCTCCTTTATCGCCTTTCGGGCCCTGTTCTCCCGTAGGACCTTGAGGACCAGGATCGCCTTGAATACCCTGCAAACCTTGAGGACCTATATCACCTCTTTCACCTTGAGGTCCTTGAGGACCGGTATCACCTTTGTCACCTTTTGGACCCTGAGCACCTTGAAGCGGACCATTGTTTTTCCACACGGAATTGATTGCATCATAAATATAAATGTCGTACGGAGCACCTGTACCAACTCCATAAGCATCACCAGCTTGTGGGGAAACTATTGTAGACCCTAATTCTTCCTGCGTGCTAAAATATCCAAGTACCTTAAAACCACTTCCCGTATCTCCTTTATCGCCTTTTACTCCCTGCTCGCCTTTAGGCCCAACAGGGCCTTGTGGACCAGTTTCGCCAATAGGTCCCTGCGGGCCTGTTTCTCCTTGAATCCCTTGTTCTCCTCTAAGACCTTGCGGACCAATATCACCCTTTTCACCCTTCAATTCTGCCTTATCTTCTTCCGTCAAATCAGAAAAATGCAATTTCAACTCGTCTTTCTGTTCCGGCGTTAGATCGGAAAACTTCAACTTCAAATCATCGTAAGGGACAAGTACACGATAAGCTGTATCTTCTTCACTGGTGTACTTCCATTCAATGCCTGTGCTACCGGTACGGAAAACAGGAGTATCACCGGCAGTACCTTTCAGATCGGACAAAGCGACAAGATTCTGCCAATTACCGTCCGTATAACGCCATTGGATATAGGTTTTATCCTGATTTACCTGCAAGAATACTTCACGTCCATCTACACCCTTCAAGACAGACAGAGCAACACGTACAAGCTTATATGTGCTACCCAATACCTGAAAGGCGGGAAGAGAGGACACACCGGTAAGTGAACTTACCTCTTCGTACTGCCCCGGATCTTTCGCCGTAGACGCAATCAAATCCTCCACCGCTGCCGCAATCTTCTGCAAGTCTTCCGGCGTGATCGTTGTCCCGTCTGATAATATGATATCTCCTGCTGTCATAAGGGTTACTCTGTTACTGATTCATTAAATACTTGCGCGGAATCGTTTATTGCCTGTGAAATGATAGCAATCTGATCCAAAGGTTCGGTAATACCTGCTTTATCCAAAGAGATGTACATACGACCGTCTTTTTCAATCTTTACGGTTCCAATCCTTAAGTCATTTTTAAGGACATCGGCTCTAACCGACTCTACCGGCTTCCCGGTTTCCTGAACTATGGTGTAATTTAATTTTACACCTGAAACCTCTGCGTAACCGGATCGGTTTCTCGTGTCGTTGGTCAATTCCATACTATTCGCCTTTTAAAAGTTCAACAACTTGCCCATAAGCTCCAACCGTCAAAGCTTTTTCACAGACTCTTTTTATCAAGACTGAATCTTTGTCTTCAATCTCAATTGCTTCATTTGACGGGCTTATACGCACCATTAACTTGTATGCCTCATACTTTTCTTCGGCAGATAGGTTTTCACCGGAAGAAAAAAGTTGTGCACAAATAAGGTCTTTCAAAGATTGGATTTCGCCAGTCTTCGGATTTTCAACTTCTTTACCTTGATAATTCTTAAAAGATACGTTAAAATTTACTTTCATGATTTTATTATTTAATTGATTATTATTCTGCATAAACCATTCCTGTAGAAGCGTCCCATTTTAAAGTTTTGGGATTAGCAGGAGATATGTGAGTTGCAAGAGGTAGATGGCTTAACTGTATAGATACTCTTTTAAACCAATTAGCGTCACCATAGAAATGGGCAAACCCAATATTAATTTCTCTTCTTGCATCAGGATTATCCCAATATTGTGAAGCTTGTAATACTGAATATACTTCTGCATTAGAATCCATAGATATACCTGTAAATTGAATCTCATTATTATTGTTTACCATATTAATAAAAGGATATCCAGCAACCATTGGTGTCTTTGTGTTTGTTCCAATTTTAATGTATTTATTAAATGTTTCTTCAAAAGAGATATTACCTGTCGGATTTATAGAAAATGTTCCTCCATTATCCATGTTTGAACTTAATCTGTTACTTCCAATAGTAAATCCTCCTATTGTCCCCCTTACAGCTGCAAGACTTGTTACATATAAGTTATTCACATCAATCATAGACGTCTTTATGTAGCCATTTACTATTACTGTTGCAGACGTTAATGCATCAATGATTGACGCTTCTTTACTCCATTCCGGAAGGCTATTAAGCGCATCTTCTACACTGCCGGCTTTAGATATAGCACTTGCTGCATCGGATATGGCTGTGGCTGCATCGTTGATTGCTTTCGTTGCATTACTATAAGCTGTATTTGCTGTATTGTTAGCACTTACAGCCTTGTTCCATGCGTCACTTGCGTCAGATAAGGCTTCATTTGCTTTCGATAATGCAGAGCTTGCATCCGATTGAATACCATTGATTGTTGACTGCAAAGAATAGTCAAACATGGAAAATGTAACAGCCCCAACAAGATTAATTCTGTTTGCCTGAATCAAGATACCATCTGTCCCGACATTGATCGCATTGACGATAGCCTTTCCACTTTCCATTTCCTTCTTTGCAAACAAAGTAACACCATCCGCCTGCGTGATCCACCCGGCACTTTCTATCGTATTGTTGATATTATCCACCTTCGTAGATATACCGGACATCTGTTCTGCGGTAATCTGCAACTGACTGTCAAAGTGGACATAGATTTCTCCCGTCTCACTATCTACATAATCTTTAGTAGCCAACAGTTTGATGTATTCGTCTGTTTGGTCGATCTGTGTCTGCAACTTGACAATAGCATCCGCAATCTCATCAGAAAACAGCCCTACACCATAAATAAGTATCTCACCGGTGAATCTCAGTTCAAAATCACCTTTCCCGTTCCATTTCCCGACCTTAGACAGCTTTTGATAGCTGTCGCTTTCCGGTAGCTGTTCTTCATGATACAACTCGGTTCCCGGGATACCGAAACCGCAAGAACCGGGACGGAGCACCTTATAGAACAAAGAGAAAGAATACGTTTTTTCCTCTTCTTCCGTGTGATCCGGGATATTCATTATAGCATTCTGCTGAAAGATATACGTGTTCCTTATTCGCAGAACGTTTTGACCGTTGTCATTATAAATATCGGCAACTTGATCCTTTTCTACATAGAAGCTACCGTCCAGCCAAAGATATTCTCCACCTACGTTGATAAAATGAACGTTATTTGCAGCTGTCCAATAGTTTGTATTCTGGCTGAAAGAAGAGTTTACAAGGATGTTACCTCCTTCGGCGGATATGTCGTTACGGATACTATCAATAAGGCTTTCAAACTTGCCGTTCATGGCAATAAAGGTCTGCTCAATGGTATCCCCATTTTGAAGAATGAATGTCGAGTTTTCAACGTATATCCCGTTCAAATAAGCCCCATAACCAGACAACTGATCGCCTCTCTGTGTCCTGATTCCTGTCAGGTGTCCAATACGGGCTTTCAACTTGCCTTCGGTGCTGGCATCAGTAATACCATCGTACACATCGATAAATGGCGCACCGCTATCGGCCGTTGTTAGATATATCAATCCCTGCCGGTCTGTATCTTCATTGTTACCCCAACGAAGGGCAAAATCTCCGGCTTCCGGTTGCCCTGTCCCTTCTATCAGAGGAATAGCTATATCAAAATAGTCACTGTCTACACCGATACAACGTCCGAAAAGATACTTGATACTGGTCGTTCCCGTCCGTGTCTGTATTCTGACACCGTCACCCTTACGCAGGTTCATAAGCATAAGACCATCCATATCGTCCATATAACAGCGATAACGGTCAGACATCACTTCTACTCTGGCTATTTTGTTGATGTCAGAAACAATCTGGCTACCTCCTAAACCGTAAATTTGGGAATAGACAATCTCGTAAGCAGTGAATGTCTTTCGAATAAAGAGGTTGTCCATCTCCCCGGTGGCCGTCGGTGTGTCTATCTGCCATCCCCAACCGGTAAAACCGGATGCAAAAGTTGGCGATCCGGTATTGCCCCCCACATAGATATCACTCCTCACACGAAGCGAATCCAATATGGCGGCGCCCGTACTCTGGATCTCCCAGCCTTTACCATCCCAGCCATCTATGAAAATGGAAGAGCCGATTTCTCTTTCAAAATGAATACTGCCTTTAGCTGTATCATTAACATCCTTTCTCAGATATTTCTTATTAAGTTCCTCTGGTGAAGCCCCACCGCCAATAATAGATCCTCCTGTAGATGTTGAACCTTCATTCCTTACATTATCAATGGCATCCCAAATCTTATCAATCGTACTTGCTATAGGTTTATCGCTAAGAGAAATATCATATGTTGGAATTGATTCACCCTCTCTTATGGATAAACTCTGAATGATAATGCTATAATCAGTACCAAAATCCACATCGTATAATGGGAGCTTCATTCCTTCACGAATCAAATCGTGTAGATTCCCATTTCTGGCCATGTATATCTCATCCACTCCAATATTATAGGTATAGATAACATGGTCATGTTCCGCCAGATAAGATGTTGCAGATTTTAATAACCTATCCTCTGCATATTCCACATACTTTTCCGGCATCTTGATATTAAGAATCACAAATCGATCACCAGCGGAAAGATTCTGCCCAGCATTGGGAACTTGAAAATCATCCCTTGTTGATTTATTAAGAGTTATATCATAATTGCCACTCTCTAACTGAACAACATCTACAATCTCAAACTCATAGCCAATAAGACTACCGCTTTTCATTGATATTGTAGCTGTTTCTGTTGTCAGGTAATCTTTGATATTGAAACCTATATTCTTGATTGTAATCTTGAAAGTGCCCTTTGTCTCTGTTTCTTTTGTTATCTGCTCGGCAGCAACCAGTTCATCTATCCTTCCTATATCCGGCAACTCTACCCCCGCTATAGAAGGATAGATATCTTCAAATACCATAGTGTACTCCCTAATCCCATAAGCCGGAAGATTCTTTGATTCAATATAGCTTTTACCCGTTTCAAGATACCCCGGCAACATTAAATTCTTTTTACCGGAAAAATCAGAATCGCGTTTATTGTAATCATCCGGTATATTACGTTCTCCTCCATAAGCGTACAACCGGGTTACTACTACCTCATCAGCATTAACATCCCTTTCTATTTGGTACAACCCGTTATTCTTGCCGTAATAAAAGGTGTGGTCCAAAGATTCTTCTGGATAGCCGATTTTTACATTTCTTTTGGATATAAAGAAATTTAGGCCAAACTCCTTGTTTATCATTACAAGAGCATTCCAGCAAGACACATTATCTATTTCTATCTCTGCGTCCTCCGTTTCAACACCTTCATAAACTTCTATTTCCCATCCTGGATAATCTCGATCCATATTTGCTTGTATTCTTTCAGCAAACGTTTTTGCGGTTCCGACAAAAGAAAAAGAAGGACTTGGCTGATAATGATAATCATTGCCGTACGGCACATAGTCCAACAACTGGCAATTCTGCAATTCGATATCTATAGTCCTAAATATCAAATCATATTTGAAAGCATTTAAGGCGCTACCAAAAGATGCGCTTTTTGTCTGAGACGGCTCATAATCCAAATAGAACTCTTCTCCCCTATAAGTAATATGATCACCAATGGCAAAGTTTATAACAGAAGGAGATTCGAAGGAACAGGTTACAGTCCTTTCCCCCATAAAGGAACCATTGTACTCTAATTCTTTGATTGTACAACGCTCTATTTCGCCCGTTTTGTCATAAATAATCCACCCCATATCACCTTATGATAAATTGTTCTCTCGGTTTGGTTACTCTAAATTTCATTTTAAATACAGCAACATCTCCCAAACTACTATCGCTTGTGAAATCAAAGTCGCTAAAGCCCTTGAAATAAGCCCCTTTACATCCGGTATTTGAATATGGAGAAAAGATATTAAGCTCTAACCCTTCTGTTGTCATATATCTAAATACGGCAGCCTGTTTAGTCGGAAATGTCCCTTGAGCTCCTTTATACACCATAGATATCTCTGTGTCGTAGGCTTGTAATCTTACAACATCAGGGAAATAAACATCCTCGCCATCTTCATCTATCCAATCGCGAGATGGCAACTCTTTTGTTTCAAGAGGTAAGAATAATGGCACACTGGTTGTTTTAATACCAAAGTCAGCATACAGATCTTTTGTTTCGGATCCATTTGCTTTCTGGAATATTAGCGTATCTCTGTCTGTTGCCATAATATTAAAAAAGAGAGCCTACGATGCAATGGCGTCAACCATTATACCATAGGCTCTCTTTGAAGCTCTTGTTTATTACAAAAGCAAATATAGATACAATCTATTAAATACACAAATATTATAGATTCAATTTATAATACATAATAACAACCCAGATAGCAATACCGCTATCTGGGACATCCAAACGTGATACGCTGGGTACGAAGCCCCAACATGCGGGTCTATGTTATTTATGTAGCAATATTATCTTCTTCCGTCAATTTGTTGCTGGCAATGAACAGCATCACAAGTCCGATTATGTTACCTAAGAAATATTCGCTTTCCGATCCTGCCAGAAGAACCCCGGCCACTAACAGGAATATCAAGGATAATGCTTTCATGATGCTATTATTTTAGTCTCGTTATCTAATCCGACATATTGGTTGTCATTTTTAACACCTGTAAGTCCGAACGGGGTTTTATGTTCATCCCAGCATCGTATATTTAAATCATTGGCCAATTCCACAATATGTAAAAGTGAATCTATTGTAAGTCTGTTTCTCTTAAAATCGAACTCCTCTGTTTTGAGTATATCCCGAATTAAACTCAGCAAGCAGGAAGGTAAACCGAATATGCCTGCATCATCTAAAATATCTTTGCCGAACTCTGCTAATACACTTACTTGGTCTGCTGTAAGACCTTCGAACTTTGTTGCTAAATCTTTAAATTCCATGATTTTGTAATTATTTTTTGGTTTATTAATTGGTATAATATTGGCTGTCCTGCATTATAAAGGACTGCTGAATAGGTATGTATGTAAGGTTTATTCTATAGCTGCTATTTTCCCGTCAGATGGATTTCCGCCAAACAGATGGTTGATGTAAGCCAGCCCTTTTTGCGTGACAAGAATTTTTGTGACAACAAAACCCGGATGGCTGTTACGCTCAATGAATTTTTCCTTCATCTCAAAATACCCGGCATTGACAAACCGTTGTTTCGGCTCGTTCCGGTTAGAGAAGAATACGCCTACCTGCCTTAGCTTTTGGAATAGTGTGTTGCGTCCAAACCCCAGCTTTAGGATTTTAGCTGCCATTCCGATATCGACTTTGTCGTCGGTGATGAAAGCGGCATCTGCGAAGTCGGCTTTCGGTTGGAGCTTTGCGATCTTGGCATCCTTTTGCTGGTTGTCGGCTTCAAGGGCTTTTACTCTCTGTTCTGCGGCTTCTACTCGTTTCTGTAGGATTTGCTGGGAACGCATGAGGATGTAATCGTCATTTTTTAGCAAAGCATCCCGTCTATTAAACTCATTGATGAATTTTTCTTTGAACTCACCGGCTTTTGCACCGGTATAACCCATTACAAGAAAACTAAAACCGTCTTTGGTCATTTCATAATATCGTTCTTGTTTGTGGCCTCCGTTTGGTAAGTCTCTGATTATGAACGAAACGCCAAAATTGGCGGCTCGAAAAAATTCTGAACATGAGAGACTCTCAATATCTCTAACTACTTTGTTGTGTTCTTTCCCGAACACCTCCGCAATGAGCAATGAAGTGGTAACATCGTTACCGTTGCTGTTTTGAAATACTAATTCTGACATAACTTGTAGCATTTAAAAGTTATTTATGAATAATGAAAATTCGACAAAAAAAGCGGTCGCCATATACGCTGCTACAAGTTGATAGTCCACCCCGAAGAGCACACAATAACTTACGTATAGGCAACCGCCAATATCCTAAGTATGGGCATAAAAAATACCCATATAAAATATGAGCAAATTAACCGCTTGCCCTGCGAGATAGATAATTCTATCAACTTGTAGCACCACAAACATACAAATAATTTGTGGAATGGCAAGGAAAATATGAAAAAAAAGTTCCAATATGCTATATAACACATTCAATATTCCTTTGTTCACTTTGTATTATATATAGATTTGTTCAATTAAAAAGACATATAAATAGAATCTATTTAAATATTTTAGGCATCATGGGAATATTTGACTACTTTAAACTGCCGTTTAGGAGACATAATACTAAGATAGATGTACAAGAAAAAAATACATATCAGGCAGAAAAGAAAGTCCAACCAACATACACAGAAGATTTTTCTAAAGAGCATACAGAGGATAAGGACGAATTAAAGGACTCATTTCTAAAATCAGATATACCTATTGATGGCTTTACTGTGTCTGAGGTAAAAAACATAAACAAAGCAGAACACTCTATTGATACAAGAGAAGAATCTATTGAGACAAAGGTAGAAATGGGTGTTTTAGAGAATTTGGGTGCTGACCAATCTGTAAGCTCGGTAACAAACGTAAATACGGACAAGGAAGTAGCAAAAACAAAAAATAACAATACAACTGTTAAACGCAAGAAAAGAAAAACGATAGATCAGAATATGGATCTTTTGGAAAATGAAGAAGATACAAAATATAAGGAGGATGAATTAAACGAGGAACAAAAAGCCGCCGTATCTTTTGAAGGGAAACATTTACTTGTGCTTGCAGGAGCAGGAACAGGTAAAACTAAAACTATTATATCAAGAGCTTTGCATCTTGTCAATAAGGGGGTATCCCCTTCTAAAATATTGATTTTATCTTTCACAAGAAAATCTGCCTATGAAATAGTTAGTCGCATAAAATCTTTAAACGCTAAATCCATAGGAATTACTGGGCAGACTTTTCATTCTTGGTGTATGGGAATCATAAAAAGCAATCCCAATATTTTTGAATGCTCAAACTCCACATGCTTAGATGAAGAAGATAGAGAGAATGCTATAAAGCTATTATGCGGAAAAAAATTTAAAGATAAAGATGACAAAAGAATCTCCCCAGCTCTTATAGTAAACGTATATTCATATTCTTTAAACGCAAAATGTTCTCTGAGTGAATCCATAAGAGTAAAAGCTTATGATAATGGAAGTATAAACTCACTGAAAGATCAAATAGAAAAAAACAAACCTATATATGAGGATATCATCAAAAAATATATTACATATAAACAAGAACATAATTATATAGACTATGATGACATATTAAAAATTGTTGCTGTAGGATTAAAAAAGAATCCTAATATAGCTCAATTTATAGCGTCAAGATACGAGCATATACTTGTGGATGAAATGCAAGATACAAACCCTCTTCAATATGAATTACTGTCTTCATTTTATGATTACTGTCATCTTTTTTGTGTAGGAGATGACGCTCAATCAATATATGGTTTTCGAGGTGCAGATTTTAAGACCATGCACAGTTTCACTAAAACAGTACCAGATTCACAATCTTTAAAATTATCATTAAATTATAGATCAACTCAGGAAATATTAGACATATCTAACTGGGTTTTATCCGAATCTCCTCTAAAATACGACAAAGAATTAAAATCTTTTAAAGGGCATGGAGATAAGCCTAAAATGATACATGTAAACAACGATTGGGATGAAGCAAACCATATAACAGATGATATACTTATATCAATAAACGAAAGAGGATATGAATACAAAGATCATTTGGTTTTATCTAGATCTAACTCTGGATTAAAAAAAATTGAAGCTTGTTGTTTATCTAAGAAAATACCTTATAAAATATTTGGAGGAACACAATTAATGCAATCAAAACATGTTAGGGATGTTATGTCAGCTCTTAGAATTGCAGCAAACTTCCATGACGAATTGGCTTGGGTAAGATATTTACATTTATGGGCTGGCATAGGAGATGCTACTACAGCAAAGATTATACAGCAATTATATGGATGCCAAACCTTGAATAACTGCGTGTCAAGATTAAAAGGTTTAAATTTACAACTTGAAATACACAAAACATTAGAAAGTATAGACGGATTACAATCAAATCCTTCAAGAGCCATAAAAGTAGCATTAGATATTATGTCACCACGATTAAAAGAATTATACAAGGATAACGGGTGGAGTAGCAGAAAAAAAGACTTTAAACTACTAAAAGAAATAGCGCAAAATAGTGGAAGTATTGGTGAATTTATAGCAGAATACATTCTTGATCCTAAATTAGGAACATACAATAAGGGTGGAGGAAAAGAAGAAGATTTTGTGACATTATCAACAATACATTCAGCAAAAGGATTAGAAGCAGCAAATTGCTACATAGTGAACGTGTCTCCTTATTCATACCCAACCCCAAGAGCCATATTGAATGGGATAGATGCTATTGAGGAAGAAAGAAGATGTTTATATGTTGCATTAACAAGAGCTAAAGACAAACTATATTTATATAGAAATATTTTAGCAACATCCATTGAAGAAAGCCGAATTTCTTTTGATTCTTATGATGAAAGTATAGAAAAAGGGATGTACTTTATTCAACGTAAATTTGGGACTAAGATAAAAATTATAAATATAAAAGAAGAAAAAAATGAATCTATTGTATATTTTGTAATACAAAATGACGAAGATAATATACACACCATGTCCGAATGGGCATTTAGAAAATCTTATGTTACAGAAGAAGAATATAATTCAACAAATGCAGGATTACTTTACTTTCTAAATAATATTCCTTCTGGTATAATAAATATAGAGTATTTAAATCCTGAAAATCAGATCGTAGATAAAGAATATAATGGTCCTAAAATATCAACTAATTTTGATGATTTTGATTTTAATTAGAGAACTCCAAGACTCCATTTTACAACAGCCTGCCCGGTCAATGGAGTTCTTATGCCTCAAAAGTTGCGTTGCACGAACAATTTCGGGAATGGCAAAGAAAACCCGCAAAATATTTGTTTTCCGCATACAATACATTACCTTTGCGATACAATATAATACAGAAGTAATATGGAAGCAGTAATAAGAAAGCAAACATCGTTCCGTTTACGTGAGGACTTGTTGCAAATATTGCAGGAACAAGCCAAGAAAGCGAACAGGAGTTTGAATAATTTTGTAGAGAGTACCTTGATGGACGCTGTATACTCCGAACCGAATACGGAAACGATCGCAGCTATAAGGGAAGCACGCACGACCAAGAATAAAGAAACGTTCGACAGCGTGGATAGTTTGATGGAGGAATTAATGAAGTGAAAAAGAAATTACACCCAACAAGCCAGTTTAAGAAAGATTTCAAACGTATTCAGAAATTCCCCCAAAAAATCGCAGCTTTTGAATATATCGCAAATCTACTTATAAATGACCATCCGATTCCACAAGAATACAAACCTCACATGTTGAAAGGTGAGTATAAAGGGTGTATGGAATGCCATATAGAAGGGGATTTTCTTCTTATTTGGATTGACGGAGAAATAATCGACTTGCTTAGAATTGGTAGTCATTCCGAGTTGTTCGGAAAAAAGAGATAGACAAGTACAAATATGAATACATTGACTTATAAAGGTTATATAGGGTCTGTATCTTTCAGCGAAAGGGACAATGTTTTTTTCGGGAAGATAGAGGGCATTAATGGTCTTGTTAATTTTGAAGGAGAAAGCGTGCAAGAACTTACAAATGCTTTCCACGAGGCTGTAGATGATTATCTGGCGTATTGCGAGGAAGAGGGGATTGAGCCGCATAAGAGCTATTCCGGTTCATTGAACGTTCGTTTATCACCGGAACTTCATAGCAGAGTAGCTGTTCTGGCAAAACAAGCTGGTATCTCTATCAACGCTTTCATAAAAAAAGCTGTAGAAAAGCAAGTTGCAGTAATGTTGTGAATTATAGAGCTTTGAAATTATATGTTGTAAAGCATAAATTTTACTCCCAGGCCGTTCTCGGACGGCCTGGGGGGGGTATAGTAATACCTCAATATCATAAAAACAAGCTAAAAATGTTTGCATTTCCATGCAAGTTCTGTCAGCATTTGGTTTTAATACATCATAGACTTTTCGTTTCCTGCAAATTTACGAATATATTTCCTTTGATTTCTATAACTTTATATACGAAAAGGAATGTGTCGCAAATTTCTACACAATCCTTTTGTCATGCCTAACAGGAACCCCAGAAATTTTTGAAGCAGAAAAGAAAACAATGAAAAAATTATGTTATTCACTCTTTTTATGGCAATAAACATCGTTTGTTATTTTTTTTGCCTTACATTTGCAAACGAGACTATCTTAACATAGTTAAACTTCTATTGAAGAGAAATATTATGAACCAAGCTGTACAAACAAATTCAAGTACAAAATTAACTAAAAGGAAAAGCGAACGTTTAGGCTGGAAAAGCCTTGCGGAGCGTGATAGGAGACCTTTGTCTGAAAGAATAGGAGAAGGGCGTAGGGTTTATGCAAATACCAAGAAAAGTACTTTTGTATTAGTTCCTTAGTTATGTTTGATAATATACGTCCTTACGAATTAAAAAGGATACAAATAGACCACTCTCCGAAAATAAATGAACTTTTCGAAGAGTGTTTTATTTATAAGTTCTTCACTGATGAACAAACTAAAGGTGGAAAGACGAGATATATTGCAAGGGCAGAAGTGTATGGTGAAAGTATTGCTGTAAAATTTTATCCTCAAAGTGCAGATGAAGAACATAGATATAGTGCAAGCACAAACCGCTTTACTTTTAAAGGGGTAATTAAAGTAATACTAACATGCGCAAAACTAATACCCGAAATGATGGAAATTTTCCCAAATGCATCTTTTGTTATAAAAGCATCGGAAGGTATAGATTTGCAAACCAACACAGAAGAACAAGAATCCAATAATCAACGATTCAGAATATACAAGTATGCACTGAACCAAGTGATTGGTAATGAAAATTTCCAACATTATGAATATCCGGATATTAGTGTCTATTTTCTTATAAATAAAAGGGATTGTGATGATTTAGAAGATAAGCACGAACGCATAAAGAAAGAGTTGATAGGGAAATTTAACTTGGTGGATTTGTAATAACCAACCAATCCTATGGTCAGAGGCTTTTTGTGCCATTCATTATTGAATCCTTATCGCTTTCCCGCTCTTTCCTTGTGTAATGACGCTCAACAAAGAAGTCTGTATGGCTATTGCGCTCTTTTGAATTTCAAGTGCTGCATCAGCATTGATCTTTGTATTATCGGCAATGGCATTTAGTTGTTGTAGTTGAGCTTGTGCCGTAATGCTCATCGTAGGTAACAGATTACCCGCTATATTCTCCAACAAACTACGCTTTACACTCACATCGTGTCGGATAGCGTTCAAATAACTGCCTAACAAGTTTGCTGTATCCTCTGTTACCCCTTGAATGCTTGACGATAACCCGTTTTGCTTTTCATTGTCAGGAGTGAAAATATCATAGCCTTTGTCTTTGGCGATCTGTTTCCATGCTTCCAAATATTTGTTAACATCCCCTTGAGCTTTTATAGCATTATCTGTTATCCACCCCATAAGCTCGGTCATATCTTTGAATTTATCTTCTTCTCTAGAATAATCTTTATTCATTATTTCTTCGGCCTTATTTTGAGCCTTTTCAAAGACATCCCCAAGAGTGAGAGAGTATATCATATTAGTGGCCAACTTCTCCAGCATATCCGATACAGAATCAGTAAATTTCTTTGCCGCATCTGTCCCGTTTTCAAAAGCGTCAACCAGAGCATCCATCATTGTGTTACCCAAATCTCCAAAAATACCCGTCAGATAGTTTTTTACACTATCCAGAGCTTCTTCGTAAGTACTCCAGTTATCAAGCATCTGCTGTAAATAACGCTGATTTTCTTCGCTTAGCTTTTTAAACATGTCCGAATTGACAAATTCAGCCAATGCGTCCATATTTACAGAGCTGTCCTCGTTAAATAGTTCGGGGGCTGCATCTTTTAAAGAAGCATATTTGGCACTTCTGAACCATGTTGAATGTCTGATTTGAACTTGCATGTTGGCCAAAGATTCCTCTAAAGAATCAAATGTTTTATCTAAATCAATATCAAAGATATCTGCCACCTTGTCTGATACATCCTCATAGACTTTTCTATTTTTAATATCATTCAAAGTGCTTTGATAACGCATTAGAGCATCGCGGGCAGCGTCAATATTATTTCTAGCGTTAGCCCATTCATCTGTTCCAAATATGGTATCATATTCCCCGCTATCTATGCGTGCATTCTCTTTAACTTTCTTTAGCTCGTCATTTAGCTTGGCAACTTCTTTCCGATATTCAGCCATGTAATCCGTTCGATTAAAAAGACCGAATATTCCGGTGACAACTTTTAGCCCGGCTGAAATAGCAGTAAGAATCACAGACGCCTTATTTAAAGATTCCATATTGGTTTCTATAGACTTTACGGCATTAGCCATCTGTAAAAGCGAAGAGGTCATTTGACCCGCCTCTTTGATTATTTTACCGGCAGTACCACCTACTGAATCACCTATTTCAATAAAAGAATCATTAACCTTATCAAGAACTTTGTATAGCTCTTTCCAGTCCTTTATCTTGCCCTTATTATCGTCTTTCCCCTGAGCTTCACGTTCACCTCTCTCTATCTTATCAAGTTCTTCTCTTATCTTAACAAGCATTGCACGATAAGAAGCCAGTTTTTCCCCGTTATCAGGATCAGATATCTCGGCCTTCATCAACTCCGCTTGGGCTTCAATAAGCATCTTTCGTAGCTGCTCCAGTCCTATACTCGATAATTTATTAACCCAAGATTGAAATGTATTTTCTCTTTGGGCCATTTCCACGTCTAAGCGTTTTAGCGCTTCGTCCTCCTGATAATAGGTTTCTTTTATCGTATCTGCTGATGCACCGGATTTGAACAGCACATTTCGTTTCTTTGCATACTCCTGTTCGATTGATTTTCGTTTTTCCAAATATCCTTGAAACTCTTTGGCCACACTGTTAAAATAATCTGTCACGCTCTTTGTGTACAGTTTATTCTCCGTCTCAACAAGTTGCTGGATTATGTCTTGAAATTCAGAAGGAAGGTCATTTATTCCTGTTATAGACGATTTAAATTCACTTTCCTTTTTACCTGGATTCTCCTTCATCCATCTTGCTTTTTCTGCCTCCTTGTATTTTTTTACAATTTCATTTGTCTGCTTGTCAATTTCAGACAAACGCTTTTTATGATTCAAATTTAATTGAGCCAGTTCCTTTTCTCCCCCTTCAGCCATAGAGTTGACTACAGCCTGCTCTATCTCTAATTCTGCTTTAACTCTTAAATCTTTCAATGATTGAAGCTGATTTTGCAGGACTTGCGACCAATCTTTAGATGTTTTATTTTTCCCTTTTTCCTGTGCACCACCAAGTTCTACATACAAATCTTTTAGTACTTTTATCTTTTTGGCATAATCATCATAAGAGGACGCAGTATATTGATTTGATTCAGAAAGAATTTTCTGGCTTTTTTCTAAATCATCAATAGTGTCTTTCAGTTTATTTAAATAATCAATCTGTCCAGTATCAGGGGTTACCTCTGGAATGAAATCATACTTTATCTTCTTATTTGCAGCCATAGACTGCCATTCATTGTATTCCTTTGGTTTTTGTGTCAAACTTGATTCATATTCTTTGACTAACTTATCTACTCGTATTTTCTCTTTTTTTAATGCTTCAGCCTCTAATATCAAGCTTTGTCTCTTCATTATTATTTCATCTATCTGCTCTTTTGTTAGATCTACAAATATGGTATTGCCATACATATCATATGATGTTGTAGTTCTTTTCCCTGTGTTTATTTCATTGGTATAAAGTAAAATTTGTTCATTGAGTTCTTTCAATCTTTTGCCTGCATCTCTTGAAGATATTTCATATCCTTCTTTGAGCATTTTTTTAGTATTTTGGCTCATTTCTCTCATTTTACCAACCAAGAGCCCCATTTTATTTCCATATTTATCAACAGCTATTATAGAGCTACCAAACTGATCTGTCAATGATTTTGTTACATATTCTAATCTTTTACTTTCTTCTGCTGTTTTTTCTTGTTTTTGGGATAATTTCTCATATTCGTTTATAAGTTTTTCTATCCCTTTACTTTTCTCCAATTCTGATTGCATTTTCCCAATAGACTCATTTAAATCAGTGATTATCTCTTGGGTACTTTTTGCTCTATTATTAAACAACAATAGAGTTCCGGCCGCAGCGGCAAGTATAGTGGCGATAGCTACAATAGGATTGGCTTTTATAAAATTAAGCGCAACGCTTAAACCTTTCGTGGCCACAATCTGAGCTTTAGTAGCAATTGTCAGCCCTTTCATAGCCTCAATAAAAGTCAATATCTTAGATATCAATAGTGACTTATTCAACAATTTATGTGCCGCAGATAAAAGAATAATTGAAGTTTTGTATGTTCCTAAAGTTCCTATTAAGACTAATATAGTTTTTGAATATTCTTCCCATTTCGACATCATATCCGTTATCAAATCAAGCCCACTGCTCAACGTGCTGTTATTGCTTTCGGCTATATCAGCGAGCATCACATCGTAGGCATCACGAAGGTTTGACAACATGCCGGCAAGCGTATCAGCAAGAGCACCTTGCATATTATAGAACTGGCCTCCTTCATTCGTCAAGTCCCAGAGCACATCTTTAACCATCTGGAAAGACACCTCCCGCTTGGATATTTTATCAAAGACCTCCCCCACAGAAACAACCCTGCCTTCCAATAAGGTAAATTTATCTGCAAGTTTTTGTAATAACGGAATACCAGCCTCCGTGAACTGACGCAACTCTGTCCCTTTCAAGAACTCTGCCGAACGTACTTGTCCATAAGCAAGGATGATACGCCCCATATCCACACCTACGCCGGCAGAAATATCTGCCAGTCGCTTGGTGGTGTCATACATTTCCTCATAGGGAATATTAAAAGCGGCAAGCTGTTTGGTATATCCTGCAAGTTCTTTAAATTCAAAAGGAGAAACGACTGCAAGTTCTTTGATCTGACCGAATAGCACATCTGCTTTGGTGGCATCCTTAAACATCGTCTGTAACGCGACACGCTGCTTCTGAAATTCTCCACCAATTTCGATTATTTGAGTCAAGAATCTTTCTGCCGCATATACGGAATATATATTCGCCAACTGATTGCGGAGTTGAACCGCAAGGTTGAATTGCGTACGCATATTCTTAGTTATCCCTCCAAGTGATCCTGCGTACTTATTAGCAGAAGAGGATGTATTACTATACTCACCCCGCAGCTTCCTGACTTGCTCTTGTAGTTTTTTTATCTTCTCCCGGCTTTCATCATATGAGTTCTGGATACGCTTGTTTATCTCTTCTATTCTTTTAGCGCGTACATCACTAGCGGATACATTTGTATTTATTCCAGCTTTGGCAATAGCATCTTGGATCAGTTTAGTAGTATTAGCCTTATCCACGACGACATCAATCTTAAACTGTTGTCCTCTTAAAGCATTCTCTATAGAAGATTTCAAAGATTGACTATTTAAACCAACTTGAACATTCAAGTCTTTCAAACGTTTCTCAACAGCTTTTATATCTTTGTCTGTTAGGTCTTTTAATCCTAATTCAAACCACATTTTACCAAGACTTCCCATAATGCCTCTACTTTTTAATAATAAACTGGGAAAGATCAATTACCGGCTTTGCTCCGTCCTTATATTTATCTTCCCACTCTTTTGTTTTTTTGATTACTTGTTGCTTACTTGGTCGTTTAGAGTCACGGCCTTTTTTATCTCTTTTACCACCTTTGTCCGTCCCATAATTTATGACAGGTTTGTCTATAGTAAGAAGCTCAATCTGAGCGCAAGAGAGGACGCATCTATACTCATACATGGGAATAGTTAAAAGCCCTAAAAAGAAAGACCTTGAAGCCATTAAATTAGGGTGTTTTTCCCCTATTGTCCAGGCTTCTCCGTACGCTGTTCGAGAAGGATACGATCGGCTTCCTCCTTCTTCATATTCATTTTCGAGTCTCTCATCGCGGTCGCTAATATGATACACATCCAATAATCCTGTATGAGCGATGCTTCTTTTTTTTTACCTTCTGTTACAATGGAAACAATTACTTCCGAAGGAACATGATGATACAGCCATCTCCACAGTAAGGAATACAGGAATGTGATCGAAAATAAGCCATTCAAAAGGATTAAAGCAGCCGTTCGTGCTGGTACTTCATTGTCATTTTTACAGTTCAATGAAACATCAGTTATCCTTTCCAACGTATAGGGACGCATCCATCCTATATTGAAATTCATTCTACCCCAACGAATAGTACTCTTGGAGGCAGTCCGTACCTCTTGAAATATCCTTTCATCCTTCCTGGAAGGCTCTTTGATTCTATCAGCCATACTTATTGTCATCAATAGAATAATGGCGGAACTTGAATTATGCAACATAAGCTCCGCCGTCAGTGAATATATTAAGCAGCCTGTTTCTCCAAAATAAAGATGTCTGATCCATCCTCATTCTCCAACGGAGTTACGGTCACATTGAAATATGCCGGATTATCACCATCCGCAACGACGAGACTTCCGTACATTTCAATGCTAGGTAAGATTACGATAACATCCTTGTTATCACTCATCATGATAAGAGCGCCTGAGATTTTCTTAGGAGCCATACTATATGCAGCACCGGAATAACTTTCATCTTCGGCTAAATTGGAGGTCGAAACAATTTCCTCTTTCTTATCCATGAACAAGTCATTAATAATTCCTTTCAAACTGGCTACTTGAAGAGAAATATCCGAATCTCCTTTTTCTGTTCTGGTCACCCAGTTTGCACCTGTGGTCAACTTTATTTCTGTTGTTTCCGGTTCTCCTGTATTAAACGTTACTCCATCTGATAATACAGGTAGTTCCATGTCTACAGTAATAGCAGAAGCCAATTTTGAGACAGTCAAAGGAGTCTTGCTATAATACACTTCGTCCATTTTATTAAAAACGGCTCTAAGTGCACTCAATTGATTGGTAACAGTTATTTTTGCCATGTCTTTTTATCTTTTATTGTTAATACTTATATGAATCTGTTTGATTTATTTTTAAATCCGCATTGATCAACCAGTGAGAAAAGCCCAATCCATCATCTCCTTTAAGAACCAACACCGGGTTCGTCACACAAAAACGACCATCGTTTGTTTTTATAGGGAAAAGAGAAATTACCGAATCGAGCATTGTTTGTAATCGGGGAATGTTTTCCAACCCATTCTGTTTATTCCTTGCAGCAAGGTCTATGCGAAGGGTCGTACTTTGTAAAACATTACTGTCCGGGACATTAACAGGCATAGAAACGACTATGAAATCAGCCATTTGTTTCTGGCTTGCGGCTTTACGATTACCTGCTGATACATCCTTGCTGATACCGGCAAACAATGTACAGACCTCCTCCAATATTCGGGATATGTAAAAACGACTCACTCTCATACTTTCATCGGTTTTAGTTCTTCTAAAACTATCCCCTTAGCCGACTTATAAGTATCGGTCAGAACATTCAAATTCCGTACATTCTCAAGATATTCGGAATATTCCGTGCCAGTAGTCATTACGACAGAAAAGCCCTTTTTAATAAAAGGTCTGTAAGAGGACAGAAAATCAACCGCCGAATCAGCACCTAATTCACCGTCAACATCCACTTTCCCTATAACAGAACGAGCTTTTCCTTCATAAGGCTTACTTAAATAAACCCGTTCACCCTTTCGTACTTTAATATGTACAGGCTTGCGCATCGTATTTCCTGCAATCACCATTCCTATTAATCCACCATTATAGTAGATACCGCAGGCGTAAGATGTTTGCGTATTACCCGTAAATCCATCAAATTCTCTTTCACTCAAAGCATGGTCTATCAAATCGGCACATGAACGTTCGATTACAGCATACAGATAATTATTAATGATCTGTTTTGCTTTTTCCATTCCCTCATTAAACACCTTTCTGTTATCTTCCATTTCTTTAGTTTTTAGAGATATTGAAAAATACTTCCGTCCCAAAGTTGGAAATGTTCACATCTGTTATAAGAATGTCTATCCACAAGTTTACTCGATCCTTTACATCAATCATATCGCCAGGCAATATCCCTTCTACGAATCCGGGTATTGAAACTCGGTAATCTGTCTTAGGAACATTATCGGAATAAAAATTACGGATTGATGTATTACTTTCTTTCCGGCATTCACCTTCGTAAAGTATAACCTTCTCGCCTTCCGAAAACTGGGTTGCCCCGGTTATCCGATAGATTGTGCAAGTATGCGGGTATCTTGGATTACTAACAGCCATATCCCTTCCTCCAAATCTTCATTCCCCTGGCATGAACACGCGGCCCTAATTGGGTATAGCGAATCTCTCCATACTGAGCATAAATACTATTGGCTATCGCGGTCCACCTTCTTTTGTCCGTTTCAGATATCTGTCCTCCTCCTTCCTTATGTTTCCAATTCCCATCCGCATCTTCAACGCTGACTTTCACACTTGGCATATTGGAGCAGGCCATATACACATCCGCTTTCAACAACATCTTTGTTTTCAAGTCCAAGTTTGAAACCAAAGAATCAGGCTGAATTTGACGATCAGAAAGGATATTAGCAATCACTTCATCACTCAAATCCATATTCACGATACCACGAACATATTGTTCAACTGTACGCTCAGTATTTTGAGAGTCACGAATCATACCATTAAGCAGTTACCGTATAAACACACATATACTGAGGCATACTTGGAACACACAATATCGCCATCTCGCTCTCTACATACATGCTTTTTGTTTCAGCATTGAACATCTGACGCAGCAGAGTACGACCATCATCAAACCATGCAATGCGATGCGTAGGATCGTCCGAGAATACCATAGGTTGAACGCTCTTTATTGTCCCAATCTGACCGTCTGGTACAAAAGCGACATTGAGAGGATTAAAGTTCTCTATAGTTTCCACTTTTAAAGACTTCGACTCTTCATCGAATTTATCCACAGCAGCAATGCTATCTCTTGGGATGATTGACGCACCGATAATACGACGAATAGCATCTAGCTTGCCTTCATCGGTCATATTTTGAGCATACTGAGAAGCCACCAAATCGGGATTAGTAGCACCTGCCGCACTCGGATAAAGAGCAAGTCCAATGCGTTTCAGTACCTTTGTATGAGTCAAAAGATCATCCAACAAGTCAGAAGCAATTTCAAAATGTCCGGCGGGGAATCCCTTCTTGCGCATAGCCTTTACCTTGTTCTTAAGATACAGTAGCGGATCAGAAGTTGTTCCTTCATTTGCTGTTGTATGTCCATTTGTTTTCCACCATCTGCTTTCTCCGGAAAGCGATTCTTTGTTTGCGGCAGGAATACCAAAATCAAATGTCAGCCCGCTGATACCTCTCGGATTATTATCTAATCCAATCGTGAATTGGCCAGTAGATGCAACACGCATACGCTGATGAGTTATAGCATTTCTATTACCTTGTAACAGATTATCCGTGCTGGTAAATAGCATTTCCATAAGTGCAGATTGGGTTGCCGTATTCAATGCGGCATCTCCAAAACGCTGTACCATAATCATACGTTCACGAAGCATCTTTGCACTGATAGGATAGCGATGCTTCTGAGTCGGAATCTTATTTGACCCGATCTTAAACTCACCAAATCCTTTGTCAAGACCTTGCGAAGCCTCGTCCATATAAACAGGAAGAGTTGCGATATTAAGAGATGCAATCAACTGCTCATATGTGTAATCAAGTTGAATCTCCGGGTCCCATGCAAACCCGTCGGCTTGGAGTACATTGTACTTTTCTTGAAAACGATCGACAAACTGCTGGAAAGAAGCTCCTCCCAATCCGAATGTCATTAAGTCATAGTAATTTGATACCATTGTTCTCATTATTCACCTCCTTTTTTAAGCTTCCCGAATAGGGGTAATTTGAGGCAGTACTGCCCATACTTCATCCGGTACAGTCTCTGCCAGCCTATCTGCATAGATCATCCCCTCGAATACAACTGCACCAGTCGCATAATTAGTATCCGTATCCACATAGACATCATGATACAAAAGCCCTTTGATCGTTGCCGGTTCTACCGAAGCGCCGGATTGAGATGCCGTCTTTATTTCGGAAGCTTTGATTATCTTTATTGTGTGTGCTGACTGATCAAGTTGACACATACTTCCGGCTGGAATAACTTTACCTTTATAGCTGGAAATATTACTAATATTACCTCCTACAGGGTATTGATTCACCACCTTGTGCCAGATATTTTTTCCTGAATTAAATTCTTTCTGGCCTCTACCAAATGTATTACCTAATGTTCCCATAGTTTTGTTATTTTATTGTTTTGCAGGGAATTTACCTTCTTGAGCTTTTTTGGCAAAGAACTCATCTAATGCCTTTGATGAATTATGTCCACTACCCGATGCGCGCCCACCATATGGGGTAGCACCTTCTCCATTGTAAGCCTTTAACTTCGATTCATACAAACGCTTAGTTTCTTCTTCCAACTTCGCAATGTCCATCCCTTCAGAAATTGGCACAAGATTAACCACATCTTCCCAAAGAGCTTTATTATAAACATTTAACTCCCCTGATTTTTGAATAACTTTTTCACGCAAAGATTTTTCAAATGTTTTTTTTCTTTCCTCTTCACGTTCCTTCTCAATAGTTTCAAGCCGTTTCAATAAATCACCGTTACCGCTATCTCCAGCCTGTGGACTTACTGGCGGGGTGGGAAGCTGAGGTTCACCACCTTTAGGCTTGTAGTTCCTCGCAAACTCGGCCTGTTCAAAACGCATCTGACCTCCCATAGCCTTAATTACATTAGCTTGAGATTGGTAAAAAGAATCGTCTACCATTTCATCCGATGTGATTGTAGGTAAAAGGGCATCAAGATAAGCGTCAAGTGTCCGAGTGGTAACTCCGGTGTCTCCGAAGTATCCATTTGTGCCGGGTTCTCCGAGCACATTTTTTAATCCTGTCAAAAGGGTCTCTTTTTCCATTTCTTTTAAATTGTTTATAAACAAAAAAGAGAGCCGACTATAACGAATTTAATCGTTACAATCGGCTCTCTATGAAGCTCTTTTAAGCGGAAGCGATAGGAATTGGAATCTTTAATACCTCTTGGTTTGTTACATTAACAATGTAAAGCTTTCAACCTTCTATCGACGCTTCCTATTCTGTTATGGTTACATTTACATAATGCTTACACCTAGTACATTTTATCCTAAGCATGGCCATGCCTGATACATATTGGATATCAGCCATCATTTTTCCACAATACGGACATTTCGCCGCTTGAGTTCGGACATCTAAGCCATCTTTGTCTAATCTTGCTACTACTTTAAGCATATATTTTATATGTTACACCGCAAATATATAGATAAAATCTATAAATACAAAACAAACAATAGATTTTATTTATATATTTGCAATACATAAAACAACAGAGTTCCTAGAGAGCCGACAGGACATTATTTCAATGTCTTATCGGCTTTTTTTTATTATGGAAGTATTAGAGAAAGACATAAAAACAGATTTTGGTGATCCTGTATACTCTTATGAGTATATAGAAGCGCTTCGTGTGTCTGATAGAAAGAAAGCGAATCCTCTAAAAATAATCGCTCAAAGAGGTTGCCAAGAAAAGTTTCTAGCTTCCTCTTCCGATATTACCATCTTCGGGGGATCGAGAGGAGGATCAAAAAGTTTCTCTTTGCTAATGGAATCATTAAAAGATATCTACAACCCATATTACAATTCCATTTTGCTGCGAAACGAGAAGGATGACCTACTTGACTTGATCAATACATCATATATACTATATGGGCAGATGGGGCAATATAATAAGTCCATCAGCGACATGACGTGGTATTTCAAGAATGGCGGCAAATTGAAATTCTCATATCTAGCAGACTCATATGACGACTTCAAGAAGAGATTTCAGGGAAAACAATATTCATTTATAGGTATTGATGAGATAACGCACTGCTCATATGAGAAATTCAAATACCTGATAACATGCAATCGTAACGCGTACGGGATAAGAAACAGGTTTTACGGGACATGCAACCCTGATCCAGATAGCTGGGTAAGAAAGTTCATAGACTGGTGGATCGGGGAAGACGGGCTGCCTATCGATGAACGTGACGGTATCATTAGGTATTGCTTCATGGAAGGAGATTCCCCTGATTCCATATATTGGGGTAACACTCCGGAAGAGGTCTATAACCAATGTAAGCACATCATTGATCCCTTATGGAAAGACGCTTACGAGGAATTGGGTTTCAATAAAGTGACAATGTACGTCAAATCCGTGACATTCATACAGGGAAGGCTTGAGGAGAATATAAAACTAATAGCCTCTGACCCTAATTACGCAGCCAACCTGTCACAGCAAAACGAGGAACAAAGAGCGAGGGACCTAGAAGGTAACTGGAACTTCAAGGCCACAGGGGACGATCTTATCAAGATGTCGGACATGGATCGATTTTATAGCGCTTCGGCCCAAATAGAGAAAGGTATCCGTTACGTATCAGCGGATATCGCTTTTGAAGGTGGGGATTTCTGCGTTATGTGGTTGTGGATAGACCTGCACATTAAGGACGTATTTGTCATGCGCGAGAACTCTGCAAATACAGAAACGATGTTCATGGCAAAACTCAACGAATGGGGGGTACGCGAAGAAAATGTTATCTATGACTACTGGGGAGTAGGACAAGCCATATCCGGCCATGTCAAACGCGCCGTCAAGTTCACCGGAACCCAAAAGCCAGAAAAACAATTTGAGAATTCTTATAAGAATATCAAATCGCAGTGCGCTGAAATGTTAGCCCATTACATTCAAGACGGTAAGATTTCTATCGAACCGAGGTTACTGGATTTGAAATTCTCCGGCAAGAAAGGGAAATACCAAAAAGTCGCCCTAAAAGACATCCTGATGAAAGAGCGCAAGTGTATCAGGCATAAAGACAATTCCAATATAGGGGGATTTGAGCTTATAAACAAAGAAGGGATGATCAAAGCCGTAGGATATTCCCCTGACTTTTTCGAATCCCTTATCTACCGTATGTATTTCGAGATAAACAAGAAAAAGATTTTTAAACCCAAAGGGATGCTAAGGTACGTATCCTATAAACCATTTTGATCATGGATAAAAGAGATATCAAAACAAAAAGACCGTGGAGAAGAGTCAGACCGGAAGGCTATATGCGACATGGTACATATATGGCAGAGAAAGAACCTTTGCTGACAAATGATCCTTGTCTTTATACATTTATGACGCAATCGGATTTTATTAGAGAATACTATCCTTCTGGACATATCATAAATGACCCTAATATTTATCCTGACATCTACAGAATGGAAGAGGAACCCGTATATGATGAAAACGGAGAGCCGACCGGCAAAATGCAAAAACGCCTATACAAAGAGCTTGTTCCCCGTTATTCTTTTGCCTTCCAACAAATCATCACAGTAAAACAAATAGTACATTTATGTGGCAATGATATCCAATTTGAATTCGTAAAAGAAAAAACATCAGAAGAAGAAGAAAAGAATTTTTACCTTTTCCGGGAAGGATGGCTAAAAAAAGATATGGAAATAGCATTCTTCGATGCTGTCAAATCAACAAAAATAACTGGAGATACAGCCATTGTCGGATATCTCCGAGAAGGAGTGTTTGGTTACAAAACGCTATCTTTCCAAAATGGAGATACGCTTTATCCCCATTATGATCCAATAACAAATGACCTCCTCGTTTTTGCCCGTTCTTATTTCGATTACGATGAAAACGGGAGCCGGATTACTGAATGGCTTGAATTATGGGATAAGACATATCTTTACCGTTATAAACGATCAGAGCAAGGAGCCAAAGGGATTCTTAACAACATATTAAGCCTATTCGGAGTAGACGGATATGAGTTGAAAGAACAATCACCTCATGGATTTCCATTTATACCCGTTGCATACCATAGAGATGAAGATGGTCCATGCTGGTCGCCATCTCAAGATGCTTGCGATGGTTATGAAATGTCATTTTCGCAAATGGCACAAAACAATCAAGCATTCGGATTTCCTATCATGTATCTACAAGGAGAAGGTGCAGATTCTATGGCAATGCAGCATGATTTAAACGGTACAATTAAAGTTATAACTGGGGGACCGGAAGACAAAGCTTCTTTTCTGTCTCAGCCGAACGCATCAGAATCATTTAGCAAACAGCTTGATACATTATACAAAATGATCTATGAGCAATCGTTTGCCGTTATTCCACCGGAATTAAAATCAGGAGATTTACCTGCTGCCGCATTAAAAATTCTATATTCTCCTGCCTATGAAAAGGCAATGATAGATTCAGCCGAATACCAACCGTTCTTAAACGATCTGGTAAAGATTTTCATGTTCGGATTCGGAGTTGAAATGAAAAAGACGATAGATTTCATGAACCTGCCTATTAAATGGTGGATCAAACCATACATTCATATCAATGAATCGGCTATGGTTGCAGACCTCGCTTCGGCTGTTCAAAACGGTTTCATATCGAAGCGAACTGCATCCGAACGTATTCCGATGTATTCTACAGCAGGAGAATGGGAAAGAATTATCAGAGAGGCAAAGGAAGAGCAACAAAATGATTTACTAAGTCAAATAAAATTAGCAAATGCCAACCGAGAAGCAAATACAGGAAGCTAAACTGTTTCTTCAAACGAGAATTAAAGCAGAGATTAGTGCGAAGAATAATATTGAGGAATATATGATGGAAGCCGCGCGTGAAATCATAGCAATTTCTCAAAAATACAATATTCCTCCGCGCTTATTCCGTTTCGGTTTTAATGAGTCGCTTCGAAAGGAGGTAGATAATGTCATCAAAACACTAAAAGAGAACATCATTTATGCGACAGAAACTTTATCGGTCTATGACAGGGAAGATGATAAAGACTCCATTCTAATCTATCTCAACAGTGATAAATACGGGAAAACGTTTAAAGAGAGAGTTAATGAATATGCCAACCGATATAAATTCGAATTAGAAGCCGCGATAGCAGCAGGAATATTCTTTGGCAAAACCGACAAAGAGATATTATCCACCATTAAAAGAAGCTTGTCCATGCCCTACAATAATCAGTATATCAAGGGTTCATTCGACAAAGGACTATCGGCAACGCGCATAGAGACAAAAGGCATAAGCTATGGAGTTGGGAAAAGTAGCTCGGCATACAATCTCTTAACCTCTTTGTCAAGAAACGAAATTGCTTTGACTTGGATGTGGTGGTATGGTAAACAGGCTTTGAAAAAAGGTGCTACAGTTTTTTATTCGTTTCGGGGTAGCTCATACCCTTGTGCATTATGCGATGATATGGTGGGGTTCCACCCCATGCAAGACTATAGGTATCAATGGCACTTGAATTGTCGATGTTATTTTGTATTCGTGTAACACATAAATTATTAAATACTTATGGATTATTCAAAGAGTATAAAAACAGAAATAAAGAAAGCGAAAATATCAATTGAAGAAAAAATTTTCGCCGACCTCATGTTGGCAGGTTGGAAAGACAATGATGCTTATATAGCAGCTTTCGGCTACAATATTAATTTGTCGGATAGCTATATCAAGTCACAGATGCGTACTACAATAAACAATCCAGATTTCGCCAAATACATGGAAGCGACAAGCAAAAAGAAGGAGAAAAAGGAGATAAATTTAGAAAATAGCGATGACATCACCTTGGAAGAAGCCTTATCCTTGGCGACCAAAGAGGAAACCTTAAAAGGCCTCATTATCGCCAAGTCAAAAATGAAAGCGGGTTCCAAGGAATGGCTTGATGCGACAAAACTCATTGCCGACTTACAGCAGATGAAAAAAGATATAGTAGAAGAGGAAGATACTACTGTACATTACTACCTACCACTTACATGCAACAGATGCTCTTTGTATCTGACAAACAAAAAGAAAAACAACAATCATTAAATATTAAAATTATGGCAACAACGACAGTAAATTTTCAACAAGATGGCAGCGATTATATTTCTGATATCATCATAGCCCAATCCAACACATTAGCGTTTAGGATCAAAGTTGATAAACCAGGAAGTATTATTCTTGAAAGATCAATCACAGGTGATAATTTTATATCAGAAATAGGATTGCCCCCTTCTCTTGTTCCAGGAGATACTCTCTCCATAGAAAAGAACATAACAGGAATTATAGCTCAACAACAACTCCGTTTCCGTTTTCAGAATTGCAAACCTGTTTCAATATCCGTACTGCAATGATAACTCTCAACAACATCAATTTATCCAGCATTGATCTTTCGGGCATAGACCTGAGAGGGATAAAGCTGGGACTTGGAGGACGTGGTGGCGGTTCCAGCGACGGCTTCCCGGTGCTTCCTGGCGATGTCACTCGTTGGCATTTCGGCGGCCTGACGAACGAGATGATGGCAGCTATGGACGATCCGAGGATTGAGGATGCGGACCATAAAGGTCGGTTCTTATCCTTCAAGAATTTCGCTTGGAAGGAAGGATCGGGTATTAGTGATATTTACCCCGGTGCACTCGTCTTTGACGGAGTAGACGATTGGGCGGGATGTGACAACTTGCCATTATTGCCTAAAGAAAAAGGATATAGTATTATTGCATTGAGGAATTGGATAACACGATATGATGCAACTCAATATAAAATACCTTTAATATCAAATCTTGACACAAATGATGAAGGCGCTTTTTTAATTGAATATAGAAAGGATGAAAATGTAAATGACGTTACGGGATCTTATAATAGTTTTACAGATGTATATATTGACGATAATAACCCTATTACATGGCAAACATCAAGTAGTTACAATGGTCAAATAATAAAAAAAGGAACATCTAAATCTACTAATAAGCTGTGTATTTGTAAAACTTATTTTGGCCAATTAAGTAATTATGCCAATGCTGCCATTTGGGAAATAGTCATTCTCGATCATGATGCCACCGAAGAAGAACTGACCAAGATCAAAGACTACTTCGTTAAAACCTATCCCTGGCTCTTCCCCGACCAAGCATGGACAGTCACCGGCAAAACCAACGAAGACGAAGATCGTGCTACTATTGCCAACATTACGGGCAATGGTAATGATCTTGTACTGTCTAATTTTGGTTTTGCAGAAGGGAGTGGCTACAATGAAGAAGGTGAATATGCTGGCTATCTAGTTACTGATGGGGTGGATGATAAAGTGGTTAGTAAACAGTTTAAATTTGGCGAAAATTTTACTGTTATATTAGATTTTAAATTCCCCGTTAAAAAGATATCTTATTGTGGTTTTGACTTATCAGCAAAGGTTAGAATCCAAAATCTTCAAGATAGTGGTGTGTATGTCGTATTAAAGGGAAATAAAACCTTGATACCATCAAATGTAGTGAGAGCCGTAACTTCAGAGGGTAAAGTATATGATGAAAATTGGAATGAATACAATATTGTGCCTGGCAATATATCATCAAATTATACAATGGTAAATTTAGGCTTTGATGGAAGTATTCAATTTGCTGAGTCGGCAACTAAATTAGCTGGAATTTATAGTAGTACTTTATCCAAAGACGAATGTATCAAAGCATATAACTATTTACAAACTTTAAAAGCAAAATAATATGAAGAAGTACAAAGTTTTATTCTGTGATCTGGATGATACGTTAATTGAGACATTAAGTGGCAAAACATTTCCTAAAGGAATTTGGGATATGAAAATCAAATTTGATGTTTTGGATGCAATTAAGCAGTTTTCTCCTGAGTATGTTTTAATTGTAAGTAATCAAGGGGGAATTGAAGCTGGTTTTGTGGATCATCAAAGATTTCAATCTAAAATAGAATATGTATCACAATGCGTAAAAGAATATTGCGGAGTAAAATGCTATTCGGAATATTGTACCACGAATGATAAAAATGATTTGTATAGAAAACCAAACGTAGGAATGCTTAATCATCTTTGTGAAAACTATGTTGGCGATGATTTTGATTACATAAAATCTATTACACTTATGATAGGTGACGCAAGTGGACTTGAAGGACAGTTTTCTGATAGTGATAAAAGAACCGCAGAAAATTTCGGGATTGACTATCTTGATGTAAATGAATTTGTTAATTTGTATAATAAAAAGAAATAAAAATAGATGAAATACGCGATTGTAGATTTATTATGGGCAAAATCACATGGTATTGAAATACTGCCCGAAATGAGAACAAGTATAGATCAGAGTAAAGTTATTTTACATGAAGAAACGTTAGTACCTTTTGAAGATGAATCATTTTCAAGAATTTATGTATCTATGATAATCAGATCCTCTCCAAAGACGAATGTATCAAAGCATATAACTATTTACAAACTTTAAAAGCAAAATAATATGAAATACGCAATAGTAGATTTATTATGGGCAAAATCACATGGGATTGAAATACTGCCCGAAATGAGAACAAGTGTAGATCAAAGCAAAGTGATCCTGCATGAAGAGATGCTATTACCATTTAGTGACGAAGATTTTCCGAGATATTCGTTTAGCGATCCGGAATTTATTAACCTTTTATCAAGCGACGAATGGACTTATCCGGAAGGAGAACAACCCGTAATCAATAGGCAGTTCAGTAGATTATTGGCTTTGGACGAACTGGATAAAGAAGCTACAGAAGAGATAAATACATATGACCTTTCCCCGTCGGAAGCCTTACAGGTCAAAGATCGATACCCCGAATGGGAAACCGGAATAAACGTCAAAACCGGTGAACGATACCGAGTTGAAGATGTCCTTTGGGAATGTGTTAAAGACCATCTCACACAAGAGAACTGGAAGCCTAGCACAGCTACCCTAAGCCTGTGGAAAATAGTAGACGCAGAAGAACATTCCGGCACGATAGAAGATCCTATTCCATATAAGCAAAATATGGCACTTGAATTTAACAAGTACTACACGCAGGACGGAGTATTGTACCTCTGCATACAGGCTATGACACCGGGACCGTACGATTTAAAGGATGTGCCGGCGCATGCGCAGCCGATAAAGCAATAGGGCGATTATTATACCCCTGCAGATTCTTTTGATCCGGCAGGGGTATATATTTATATTTTATCCTGTTGTTGCTTAATAATAAAATCAGCAATATAATCTACATACTCGTTATCGCTACATATCATAGTTTTCTGATACCCCTTAGCCATTAAAAAAAGATTCTCTATATCTCTTCTCAAAGAGTCTATCATTAATTGCTGTTCCGCAATGAAACGGATAGATTCAATATCTATACTATTCCCCTTTCTCTATTTCTTCCTTAATTATATTCTCCCCATTAACGCTTATGATGTCCCTGCCTATATAATAATAAATTCCATCAAATCCTAGATACCTTACTTCTCCACGCATTTTTAGATGATCGAAATAAGTTTGTTCCATAGCTCCTATTTTTCTGCCATCTCCAAGTTCTATAGTTACCATATTGCAAAATAACTTAATCCTTAAATTCATTCATCATACGACTTTCCTCCAAGATCTTAGAATCTTCTTCATCTGAAACGGCCAGACGATTACCTTTCAATCTCTCGAAATATCTACTCATAGAATCAAATATCTCTTTAGTAAAATCTGAATCCACAATATTACATGTTCCATAAATGCCCGTAAATATATTATGTAAAGCCTCGTATTCCTCTTCTTTTGCCATGTTGAGAGTTAAATACATAATATTATCTTCACGGTATGACACCGACCAATCACCGGCAACCGAGGCAACTTTGATAAAAGAGGTTTTGTCTACTTTATATTTCAGCATTACAAAGTTGTAAACCTGAACTTTCTTTCCGTATTCCATATTATTCTCTAAATTTGTTAATCCTTACTTGATTGATACAATCCGCAGCAAATCCAACAAGATACGCGAAATGCTCATCTTTTCCACCGTCAAATCCCATCTCCATACCGCAATCATCAAAAATACAACTCGCCACATGAACAGCCTCATGCGCTACATCCTCGACATTAATACAGCTACGAATACAAACCAATACACCATATTTACCCGTTTCTTTATGCCATACCTTTAAAGTCGTAGCTTTGGGTTCATTGCCTTTTTCAATACCAAGATATATCTCGGAACCATCTCGTCCCGCAAAAATATTGTTTATATCTTTTTCGTTTCTCAATTTAGCCACCCATATTAACCTCGGATATATAGTTGGGTAAAATTCATGTATTTCAATCCTCTTCCCCATACTGAAACCCCTCATTATTGATTCCTACACTCATATCAGACACCAAAGGAACTGACGTTGAAATCAATACCTCAGAAGTTAAACCATAACATTTATAATATACCGTTTTCCCGACCTTTCTCTTTCTCTCCTTATCAAAACCCAATTCCCTGAAATGGGCGGCTAAGGTCTGCCGGCTCACCATTGGGAAGCCATTTTCTTCCGCATAATTTTTTATATCATCATAAATAATAGCAAAATCAATCTCATGAGGCATATCATTGGACACCCCTTTTCTCGGAAGGGCAAAGAATCCACGAGCCATAGCCCAAGACTTTCCAAGAGCAGATAATCCCATCTCATTAATACGTTTCCTTAAACTACCTTCACTTTCTGGGAATTTGAAACCATTCTTTTGAAGGAGTAAAGCACCTCTTCTTATCCAATTCAAGATTCCTGGATATTCATCTTTAAGCTCATGAGTCAGTTTTAAGTTCATATGTTTCTCATCTATGACTCTATCAAATACGATAAATATAAAACGACGAAAAAAACCAAAACTGCTATCTCCTCCCGCAGGGAAACGATTAGCATTAAATATAAAATACGGGATATTTGTTATCTTGAACGCATTATTCCCGATCCTTCTCCCTAACTGAGGTTCGCCAGATATCAAGCTTTTTGCAGCATCTTCCCTTCCTGCAAAAGTCTTTGCTTCCATCTCACCAGACCAATTGAATATTTTACCATCGATTTGAGATAAATTTCTTTGACGTTCATCACCTCCCCTAAGCAAAGCTTCCATACTCAAATTGGAAATATTTTCTTCCCCCAATATCCCCATCACAGTGTCCATAATAACACTCTTTCCATTTGAGCCATTTCCGAATAAAACAAGGGCATTCTCCACTTTCTTATCCATCGTCCCCCTATCGAACAAGGACAATCCTAGGAACATCTGTAATATTGTACGATCATTCTTATCTGGCAAAACACCACCAGAATAAACCTTCTTTCCAAACTCTGTACCTCTCAAAAAAGAATGCCATTTCGGGCATTTTGCTTCAGGATCGTATCTATAAGGATGAAGATATATCACATGATAATCCCTTGAAAAAGGGCGTAAAACACCATCCCTCATATCTACAACTCCATTCTCAAAAGCCATAATATTATATCGAGGATGCAATACCCTATTTATTTCAAGTGAATTATACATCTCTGCTAGTATATCCTTGATACTTCGCACAATGAATGCTTTAGGGACACCAGATATACGCAAATATGTACGCATAGCACGTTTCAAATAGGCATGACACGGAACAATCTCATATATCTTGCCTGTAAAAAAATAAACATTACCATTATAAAGAGCAAGATTACTTTTCGAAACTGTCGTGTATATCGATTCTATAACACTGTCAAGGTTCTCATAATACAAATTAGCACTCTCCTTTCCTGTAGGGCTCCCAGAAATAGCAATTTCGTATCTATTGCCCGTATGAACAAGATTATGCACTATACAAGATATTAAATTGTCACTCTGAAAGTTACAATCACAATCAAAACCAATATCTACATTATTTGAAACTTCTAAACCCATAATATTAAGACATATATCATTTAATCTATGACACAAAGATAATATATATTTCGTATCATTATAGATACAATCTATTAAAAATGATAATATTATAGATTAAAACTATCAGCCATGTCATATTTTTTTTAGATCAATAGTGATACAAAACATGCGATTAAACTATTATACTATTTTATTTTCATATTTTAACTATCAAAAATTAAGAAAAAAAATGAGGGAAAAATTTTTAGATGATGTAACATGCTTATTATTCTATAGCATAACCGGGGGGGGTAGGGTGTAATTTTATTTTCACCTCCAAATAACACCCTATTAATAAATGACTTATAATAAACAAATTTATGTTATACATATAATATAAACAACGATAGATGATAATAGTATATTCCGTTTATTAGGGATGCCCATAGGTAAAAAGCGATTAGAACAAAAAAAAGACAAGCTTTATCCATTGTAACCATATACATATTTTAACCACTATATTCATAGATAAAATCTATCACTATAAAATAAATTATATCTATCCCATCTTTACGCCTATTTTAATAGATAATATCTATCTATTAAATAGAAATCATCTATACATATTTTACCTCCCTTTCTCATCATAGATCATCCATTACGCCCCAATCCACAGTCTTTAAGGCTTTATATCGTCATCTACCTTTCTACGTTTGATAATATAGAACCTAGTCGAAACGCCTACGCGATCCTCTTTATATTGTATATTTTTTCGCTCGTAAAATCATATATCAATCTGAAAATAAACGCATTAAACATTGTATATAATATAAAGTTGTTGTATATTTGTAATGTAAGAAAGAGCTAAAAAGAGCTTGATTTTACAAGCGTTATTTAAGATGGTGGAAAAAGCAAACGGCGGTACTACCAATACCGCCGTAAAAGCTGGGATAATCCAGCAAAAGCCGTTAGACTTGAATCTAACACTTTAAAAGTGTACCTTATGAGACTCTCGATTTCTTTTAAGGTGTGGCATTTAAAAATAGAGTTTGTAATAACTTTATTTTAGCCACGGGGCGGGAAATCCGCCCTAACACTTTAATTTTTCACAAAAATAGGCTTTGCGTTCCATCCGACAAAAAGACGCTGTAATAATTAGCAATTAATAACAATTTAAATATTACAGACATGAAAACAATGAATTTCTACACGCAAAACGGTTGGGCAGGTTCAAACTATGACAGCAAGTTATCTACAAAGGAAATAGCCGCAAGGGTTAGATCTTATGCAAAGAAGAATTTCCCAGATTTTAAATTCTCCATCCGTACAGAATGGAGCATGTACACGGATTCTATGTATATTGAATTAAAGGAAGGTACTTGTATCCCCTTTGTAGAGGGATCAAGAAGTGCGGAACGCGGGTATATGGATACGATGAACACCGTAAAGGGATGGGAAAAAGAACTTACGCCCGAAATGTTTAAAGTATTGGATACTGTTACGATTTATGCCAATTCATTCAAATATGACGATTCGGATAGTATGCAAGACTATTTCGACACTAATTTCTATTTGAAAATCAAAGTGAGTGACGAATATAAGGTAATAGAACCGAAGGTAAAGAAAAGCAGCGTTAAGGCTGAAAAGGTTGAGAAAGCCAAAGAAGTAGAAGCAGTAACGGTTGAAGGTCTGGAAATCGTGGACTATTCCGAAAAAGCTATTGCAGTGTTTGGCGATACGAAGGCTATTAAAGAGCAGTTAAAGGAATTGGGCGGACGTTTTAACCCGTCCTTAAACTATAACGGAGAAAAGCGCGCCGGATGGATATTTAGCAAAAAGCAAGCGGACAAGGTGAAAGAATTGATATCACCTACAGTATTGCCGGCGCTCCCTGAAGAAATCCATATTCCAGAACTAGCGGAAGAACCCCAAGGGAATAACACCCCGTTAATTATTGCCGATTATGCAAAATATGATTCGTTTGATTATCCGACAATACCCGAAGAACTGGACGGGTTTAAACTGGGTGAGATCGTTTATGATCAATGTGGAGAAATAGGCGTTATATTGGCTTTTAACGAAAAAAACGGAACCGCCCGGTTAAATTCAAATGGTTGTTGCAATGTCGGTAATTTAAAAAAATGCCCTAAAGAAATAGCGGAAAGAGAAGTTAAGTACATGGATATAATACGACCAGGAAAAGCTTTAACAGCTTGCACAATTGAAGCGTACCCGCTTGAAAATATCCATTTTACCGAAACGGACAACTTTAACGGCGTGCGCTATTACGATATAGAAGGGGCTGGAAGCATAACCAGCGCGAAAGTGCGCACGGATATACAGCCAGGCGATGTTTTCAACGTGTACACGGATAAAGATCGCAAACACGGCGTAACCTATGACGGTGCAAGCTTGAATAGAAGTTTATACAATGCTTTGCCCAGTATAATTGCATTTGACAACAAAATAGAGGTTGGAATGTTAAGCATTTCATCTCATTATAAACCAATGGTTGAAAATGTAGAATTTTACGAGAAGAAAGTAAAGGGAAAGCGTTATACCGTCAAAGATAAGCCGTTAACACTTGGATATTACGGCATATTAGATAATTTGGATAACTGCATAATAGATTGCTATCAGACTAAGGAAGAAGCCGAAAAAGAGGCGGAAATACTTAACGGTTTTACGGATGGCAACGGAAGGCTAAAAAGTGTTATCTAAAAAAGTAATATAATCTAACCAACGGGGTGAGAGTCCTGCGTAAAATAAAAAAACAATGCAACTAGGTGTAGCAGTATGGGGTATTTTGATAATCGTATTATTAGGCGGTTTCAAGGCGATGGCATTCATAATTGGTATGCTGGTAGTGGCTTTCGTGGCCGGGATCATTATTGCCGCCCACAAATCTAAAAAGGTATGAGAACATTAAAAGAAGCATTTTTGGATAAATACCCGAAATATGGTATTATCCTTCGGATGTACGAGGAAGCGAACGAGTGTACGGCTGAATGGAGCGAACTTTCAAAACTCCGGCTTATTCGATTTACCGAATATATGGGCGAACGGGTTGCACCAAACTCCGTCCGTCAATATGCGGCCAAGATGAAGGCGGTATTAAATAGATACTCGGACGAAGTGCGGCTAGACTTCAATTTCGCCGAGATACTTTCACTTAAAGAGCAAGTATCGGTTAATACATTTCTGGACGAAAATGAGATACAGCGGCTGGTAGCTGTCGAAGTGGAAAATGAGACGGAGCGGTTGATACGGGATCAATTCGTATTAGGATGCATAACAGGAGCACGTCATTCTGACTTTTGCCAATTTACAAAAGAAAACATACAGGGTGGCTGGTTGTCGTATGTTTCGCAGAAAACTAAAGTTTTTGTTGAAATACCAATATCGCCAGTTTTGAAACGGTTTATAAAGGAACAATCCCCCGCTTTAAGCGGACGAATAGTGTCGGACGTATATTTTAACGATACCATCCGAAAACTTGCAGAGAAAGCGGGAATAATAGCAAAAACAAGGTGTTTTAAGGCCGGAAAGAATATTATTGGTAGAAAATGTGACCTTATTGCATCGCATACGGCCCGAAGGAGCTGTGCGTCTAATTTAGCGGCACGCGGAGTGTCGGAAGTTTGGATAAAAAAGATATTAGGACATACAAGGGGCACAACAGATAGATATATCTGCCTAGAAGGTAGAAGGATGCCAAAAGAGGCAAAAGGTTATTTTTTAAGCTTCAAATAGTTTTTACCTTTGCCCGAAAAAAAACATGAGCGAAGAATTAAAACAGCTAATAGCCTGGTTTGAAAACTACCAAGTGACGTTTAACGAGATCCGGTTAAGCGAGTGTGAGAATATATTTGATCTGAGCAAGTACATTGATGTGCATGTCAGATCGGTTAAGAGGAATTGGGATAATCCGACCTTTGCAAGTGATATACTGAGGTTGCAGAGGCTTAAGAAGGTGTTGGAGGAAAGAGGATAAAAATAAAGCCGGAGGTTATTCCGGCTTTTTATTTTTATTCAAAGGATCATGTTTATCGACATCTTCGACAAGGATATTATGCTCTGAAAAATATCGATCTCTCGCAAGAATTGCTATAACCTTCATGTAAGGGACGATATTAACACCCGTATTATAGGCATCTAATTTAATTTTATCTATTTCTTCTGGCTGCAAAAACTTTTCCGGATAAACCACAGCCTGTTGGATTAGAAATTCTTGTATATCATAAGGATTCTTATATTCCAACTTGTCTTCTATAAATTCGTCTATACGAAGCCAGTTCTTTTCAAACATTTCACCTACGCCTAACCTCTCCATCATCTCTCGACCTGCATCTGTTATAGATAAAGGGCTATGAGATTTTGTGTAAGGATCGATAATCAATTTATTCCCCTTTTGGGCTAATTGATCCATCGTTTTTTGGATAAATCCAAGAGTTGTTTCTATCCGCTCTATGGATCTACTTGTTTCATTGTGAGTTCTTGAATGTTGTTCAATTTCTTCTTTTCGTCTTTCGCAGGGAAGACTATCTACTTTTTTGCGGGTATCCTCCACTTTTGCATAATATACAGCAGCCTTCCATGAAAAATAGCCAGTAACACAAATAGCTGCTATCCAAGGAAAATTTTCAAGAAAATATGTAACTACTGTTTCAATCATATTCTTTATAGCTAGACTCCTTATACAACAAAAACAGCCTATAAAACCGAAAAGTTCTACAAGCTGTCAAATATCTCTATATAACAAAGCCTCTGCCAGGGCTGATTACCTAACGAGTCTCCTTATTCATTTTCACAGTGCAAAATTCGCTCTTTCATTCCAAATAGGCAAAAATTTTAACACTTTACTCATATGTTTTATGGCATGTTAGATTGTTTGAGCTTCCATATTAGTAAAATATGGAAATAAAAACACCTAATTTATTCATCTAAGCTGATGATATCATGCAAAGCCATGACCTTATACGCGGCTGGCCTTCCTTGTGCCGTTAGGATCATGACATCAACATAGTATGCACTTTTTATAGGATTAATCTCAGACCTTAAAATCTCATCCTCTAAGACCTTAGAATCGAATAAAAGAGCTAAAGCCTTGCTTGATATAGCATCGATTATAGCCTTATTCCCTACACCCTCTCCTTCCCTTACTTGGTAAATGGCCATTAATTGCTTCTTGTATACATCCCCATTGTCGGAAACAGACCTTATTTCTTTTTGTTCATAATCTGATTTGTTTTGTATGCCATTCCCCTCAATATAGTTAAATGTACACCCGCTATATAATATGGAGTCAACATTTCCACGTATAACCTGAACAGACATAACACCATTTCTGTCATTAGCTGGAACCGAAACCATGTCATGCACATTTCTTAGATCAGCAGGCGTTAACTCCGGCTTAAAGGAAGATCCCTTCACATAATAATCGTATATGCTTTTTATGTGTTTTGCAAAATCAAGAATCAAGTTCGAATTTTCCACAAAAGGGATAATACCCATAGTAGCCAATTCAACAAGGTGAATATCAATACTACCTTCAATGATTTTACTTACGTATAATTTGGCATTCGCCTCTTCTTTGGATTTCCCGTTTTTCTGGGCAAAAGACGCAAACAAAGCTCCAAAGGCATTCATCGTCTTTGTAAAGTCTGCGACTTCAACAGGCTGTGAGTTCTCTATATGAATCCTTAATATGTCTTGTTTGTTCTCTTCCATGAAGATTTTATTTTGATATGCAAATATACTATTTTCCAATCAAATCACCTTCTCCCCTACATCCTGTATTCGCAGGTGTAGGACTTGCCGGAGTGGTGGTAGTGCCAGAGGAAGAGAGGTTTGTAAACTCCGCTAAACTTCAGATTATACCGGATAGGCTTTTCTTTCTCTGCAAGCCCACAATTTTCTTGCTGGAATATGATCTTATTTGTTCTTGTGTCGTACACTGTAAAATCGGTAACTTCTACAGTTTTACTACTATTATTGTAGAAAGCAGCAGTGATATCCCCTGTTACAAACCCATTGAAAGACGTATATGATCCATATATATTGACTTTTATTGCTTCTTCAATAGTTGGTTCCAAGACTATTACTTTACATATAGCCTCAAAACCTCCATCTTCGGATATAGCCTTAATAATACATTCCCCGAACGAATGTGTTGAAACTTTTCCTTCTTGATCCACTGTTGCTATTGATTGGTTAGAAGATGTCCAAATGACTTTTTTATTACTTGCATTTTCTGGCGTAAATACAGGCGTAAGAACAAATGACTCACCTTCTTTCACGGTCTTTTCTGCCTGATCAAAAGATATGCCTTCAAGTTTTGTCGGATTAACTGTAATCTTACAAGTCGCTGTAATAGAACCAACAGAAGCCGTAATTATAGCCTCCCCTTCTTGCAATGCGGTCACTACCGCTTTCCCTCCAAATACTTCATCATTTCTTACGCTCACAATATTAGGATTATTTGATTCCCACTTTACATCCTTATGTGTAGTATTTTCAGGTTCTATTTTAGCCTCCAAAGAAATAGTTTCTCCTATATTCATAATCTCTTCCATTTTTTATGTCCAAAATTTTGCTCCCGACATAAATGTCGGGAGCAAAGTTCATATAAGATATTGGCGGTTGCCTATACGTAAGTTAAGATTAGCCTTTCGGGGTGAAGTCCATCAACTTTCAGCAGCGTATATGGCAGCCGCTTTTTTGTTGCCTATTATATAACTTAATGCTGAAAGTTATGGCAGAATTAGTAATTCAAAACAGCAACGGCAACGATGTTACCACTTCTTTAATCGTTGCACAGGTGTTCGGTAAGAATCACAAAGATGTATTGAGAGATATTGAGAAGCTCTCATGTTCAGAAGATTTCAGGGTGCGCAATTTTGCGCATACCCCCTACACCCACCCACAGAACGGTCAAGTTTATCACTACTACGAAATGACCAAAGACGGTTTCAGTTTTCTTGTCATGGGCTACACAGGAGCAAAAGCAGGTGAGTTCAAGGAAAAATTCATTTCCGAGTTCAACAGACGGGAAATGATGCTTAAGGATGATGATTATATCCTCATGCGTTCGCAGCAAATCCTACAGAAACGGGTAGAAGCAGCAGAACAGAGAGTAAAAGCCCTTGAAGCCGACAATGCAGCCAAAGAAGAAACAATCGAGCTCCAACAGAAAGAGCTTGACCAAGCCGCCCCGAAAGTCCAGTACGTTGACACCGTCTTACAGTCCGTCAACACCTATGCCACAAACTTGATTGCAAAGGAAATGGGAATGAGTGCGGAAACTCTCAACAAGCGACTGAAAGAAAAAGGTATTCAATACCGGCAAAGCGGAGTATGGGTTCTGACGTCCAAATATCAGAACAAAGGATATACCAAGACAAGAACGCACACCTACACGCGTTCGGACGGCTCACAAAGCACGGCTATGCTTACCGTATGGACGGAACAAGGCAGGGCATTCTTGCATTCACTATTTAAAGCATAATTTTTTACATACATACCTATTCAGCAGTCCTTTATAATGCAGGACAGCCAATATTATACCAATTAATAAACCAAAAAACAATTACAAAATGAAAGATATTACAAAATCAACACAATTGACTGCCACATAAAACAAAATAGACTCTCACGGAGGGCTTCGTACCCAACGTATCACGTTTGGATGTCCCGCCGGTAATATCGCCGGCGGGTTGTTAAACAAGGCTTACAGCATGGTGAAAGGGGGTATCTTAATTGTTAAAAATAGCCCTTTATGAAAATTATTCAGTTAAATAGTCCTTTTATGAACGATTTATTAATACATCTATAAACTCTTTTTATGTTAAAACGATATATGTTATATATCATATAGTCGCTATAATATTTTGAAGTAAAATCAGTTACATTTCAAATCAAAACATAATAGCCTATTTTAATTTGAATAATAATCAAAAAAGGCCGTTTTTATGCAAATATTGGAATATAACAAAAAGTAGTGAGCTTTTGTTTCTTTTTTGGAGCATAGAACCGATAGTTTTAACTTTAATATCCAAAAACATGAAAGAGCTAATCAAAGCCAAAATTGGCGACACTACTTAAAAAACTCCTTTAATCAAGCATTAGGCCAATAAGTCTAAGGTACGAGGACGTCGTACCTTAATTTTACAAACCAAATTATAATTCAAATACAAAAAATGGAACAGAATGTAGTCCGGTTAAGCAAAAATGCTATAGAGGAAATAAAATCATGGAGAGAATATGCAAAAAGCGGTGTATCTTTTGAAAAAAATTATGATAGAAATTATCAAAAAGAAAGTTTCAGAATCGGAATATTCTGATGATGCCAACAAGGATATCCGGCGCATGGTTGAAGATTTCATTTTCTTCAACGATATACTAAATAGCCTTTTAGAGGCAGACTGATAATTACAACAAGCTCGGAAGCAATACAACTTCCGAGCTTGTTGTAATTAAACATTATGAAACCTACTTATTGAACAGATTAAATCATTAGTTTTGCAAGGGGAAATAAACATGAAAATAAAAACAGAGAATGAAATTCCAAACGAAATTTCAGAAGAAGTTGATGCACAACTAACGATAATAGGGCTAAACCTTAAACCAGGAAGTCGTTGGCAGTTTATCTATAACGGATTCAAGATACAGATGATTGTAAAGGACGATGCTCTAATGAAGAAAATAGACGAAGGCGAAAGATTTGGAAAGGGTGATGCCATACGGGTAAAAATGAAAATCGTAAAGCGATACAATCCTACTTATAAGGCATACGAAAATAAATCTTACAAAATTGTTGAGTTTTTAGACCATATATCAGCCCCAAGGCAAAAGGACGTATTTTGAAAAAACTAAGTCAAAAACTAAGTCAAATTTTAAAACAACACAATTAAATATATGATTTACAGCGTATTTAAATAAACAAATTCAGCTTCCCAAGCTGAGGGTCACGAGTTCGAGCCTCGCCTACCGCTCAAAAGAAGACACTCTCTGATTATCATGTCATTAACAGATAATCGGGAGTGTTTTTTTGTAAAAACAAATTACATGCACAGCAAAATCCCAGTGACTCAAAAGTAAGCAAAACTTTTCTTTCAAAAGAAAAGTAATATTCCTACATTTGTATGCACAAAGAAACAAAGACAACCGATAGTT